GAAGTCCACATCCTCTTCTAGCACCTTCTTGATCTTGTTCAGAGTATCTTCGTATTCAGCCTTAGTAACAGGCTGCTCTGGAAGATATTCATAGCTCGACTTCTCTTCTTGTGGCATAACAGAACAGCACTTCACGTTAGGTTGATAAGCCTGAATCGTCTTAACGAAATCCTTATAACTGACTTTTTCTGGCAAATACTTCAACGTGTACGAGATTTGGTTAGCCGTATCTTTCTTCAAAGTCTCACCATTCTCATCAACACCATACAACCAATATTTCTCACCCAACATAATCCATTTATACTGTTCCTCTGGGGTTGCCTCACCCGCAGTTACCAACTTGTTGCCCATACCCAATTCACATATAATAGGTGTAGTTGGGAAGCCAACAATCGTTGTGTTCTGGTACTTCTTAAGCTCTCTAATAGGATAACCAGCCTTCTTGTAAGTCTGAACAAGTGGGTCATTACTACTGAACTGGACCCAACGCATATACCAAAGCATGGATGGCAAGTGCCAAGCTTCTGTCAAGCCAAATAGCTTAGAATTAGTACCTGCTGGTTTCAGAGTTGTGTCCGTATGAGGCACGGCCATGCCGTATTGCTTGGCATAAGCTTCTGCCTCTTCCTGCACCGCTCTCTTAAACCTTGCTAAGGTCATCCAGAAATCCTTGGACTTCTCTTCATCAATCAAATCTCTGAACCCTAACTTAAAAAACTTCCAAGCGAATTCATGGATGCCAGTCATGCCCACGCCAATCCTATTGGTGCGCAGAACTTCCTTCTTATAGAGAGCATCCATCGTATTAACACGAATCAATGCTCTCACAACTGCTCTAAATGCTTCCTCTGCCTCTTCAATGGAATCTGCGTGAAATGGAACTAAATCACCAATAGTACAATATGCACCGTAAAGCGCAATAGTAATCTCACCACAATTATGTGCCCTTATACCATTAGCATCAAATTCGTGAACAGTTTCAACACCACAATCATAAACATCTTCATCGCCAATATGCTCAATAGATTCAATTTTGGCAACAAAGTTTTCCTTATAAATACCACGCTCAATAGAATTGATTGCAGCGTTCAATGCTGATGCTTTGTCAGGTTCACGAAACCCTATTAAGGCTGAAAACTGCAAAAGATTATCTTTACTAATGTGCAATTCGTGAGTTGGCTGACACCAATATAGTTTTTCTCCACCATTGCCATCTGGCATTTTCTTATAGCCAGCTTCTTTTCTATCTTTGTAAACAGAGGATATAATGCCCAATCTTGCAAGCATTCTTTGTATCGTATACAGTCTTGGCAAATTAGACTGTGAAAGACGTACACTTATACCTTTGTTTTTATTCTTACAAACGGTGCCATCCGCGTCGAACACCCCGCTTAGCAATCCACAGTAAAAATTACTACTCATTTCTTCAACAGACTTCAACAGATTTTTAGTTAGTGGTTCTAGCAACGGTTCAGCCAATTTGTTTAAGGCAACACAACTAATCGTTCTGCTATCGTTAGTTTCGTTTAATTGACCACCTTCAAAGTTAGCTTTTACCTTCGAGCCTAGTGATTCAATATATTTCAAAGTCACATCTATCATGTGATCTTTGTTTTCACCCCAAAATCTTAAATAAGTGGGATATTTTTCTGGATTAAATCCACCATCGCCAATTATTTCACCAATCAACCATCCCTCACCAAAAGTGCCATTGCCATCCCATTGAACATTACGCTGATTGGCAAGAACTAAATGATCGCCTATATTCAAATCTTTTACTTCGACCCATGAATGTTCATAGTTATAGCCACCATGCAATTTTGAACGTTTGTTTTTCTCAACTAATAGTGGATGGCTGTCAGTTGCCTTCAAACTATAACCGCGATTCGTCTTAATCAAATACACGGACTTGCGACCTGTCTTCCAAAAACCCGAAGCACGATATGGTTTTCCGTTTACAATGGCACTAAACGGCTTATTGATTAAATCTGCAACCTGTCTTGGGCCAATAGATGTTTGTACCCATGTATCTGCTGTAACACATGGATTACAGATCATGTAATACTGCTTCTTTAAGGCTTTGCGAAGCAGACGATTTAAGTAAAGATTAGTGTCTTCATTGACTTGGTACTTCTTACTGCCAATCAAATCGCCCTTAGTTAGTTGCTCAAGTCCTTCCCTGTTTTCGTTAAGTTTGTCTACGTTGATTAGTCCAGGCTCACCTGTGCTATCAGCATATGCAGCAGATGTAACCAGTTTGAACACCTTTCTAGCGTGTTTGGCAAGTGGGCTATGGTATTTGGGGTCATTTCGTTTCATTTCTATATAGGACCAGAACTCCTTATCGACCATTACGCTGTTGTTAGAACTCCATAGAAAACCATTGGGCTTGTTTGCCAAACTATTCCTTAACTCTATGATTTCTTCAACAGATTTGTCGTAGTATTCGATTGGACGCTTGATGGTGATAAAGTCAAATATGGTTGGGTCTTTCCAGAACTTGGTAGACATGCGTGCCGCTCTACGCGCACCACCGACTAACACGCATTCAGCGAAGTAGTGGTCGATATACATCGTCTGCATAAACGGAGGAAGGCCAGCACCTTTAAGTGTTAATGCCTTGTAAAATGCATTCATTAAAGGAACAGGACCGCTTGCAGGACGATTCTGCATACCTTTAATAGGCAACCCCTTGGCACGCACTTTAGAGAAATCTAATATGAGAAGCTTGTCCTTATGGATTTTCTCAAAGGCCGCATTCTCCCAAATCTCTAATGCTTTAGCCCAACCCTCTCTAGTATCTTCAACAACGTGCCATAGAGTATCCTTGCCGCTTCCGTATTTATGTCGGGCATCGCGCACGGATTCATGCGCCATGTAATCATAATCTGGATGTGATTCATCAATTACGCAACGCACATTGGGGGCATTGTCCCAATTAGCAAGCATAATATCATCATCATATGAACGCCCTACGCCAGAGCCATTCATTAGTAAATAGAACAAAGCAAAGCTTGTAGAACTGGTTGAGCAATTCGTAAACACTTCGATATTACGATCTGGTTGTGTTGCGTCTCCATGTTGCAGGTGTCTTCCGCTCATTAATATTGAAGCTTTTGACAGATGCTTATAAAGAGTCTTATATTCTTGCTTTTGTTCTTCTTCAGTACGGCATAATAGCGAATTGCCTAATGCAACTCGGTGAGCAACGTCATCCCACGTTTCCCATTGTCCGTTATCTTTCTTTCTTAAAATGGTTCTTTCAGCGACAGCCTGACCCATGCCAGGATGAAAATTCTTCGACATATTCTCTCCTAAATTAAAATTCTAAATGTTGTGGGATGTATCTAAGTGTGGATACTAAAATATTTCTGCTATTAAAATATTAATAATTTCTAGAATGGCGCAACCACTTTGCTTACTTCATCTTTCATCTCTAAACATATTGAATCACTACCACTTAGCATTTCCAATAACGCTTCATTATGGTCGATCACAAATACCTGCTTCTCTTTTGCCAACTCACAAATCATCCTATAAATACCGTGAACACCAATGGCATCTACATTCATGGTTACTTCGTCCAAGAACACAACTGACGGTGAGGAACCTGAATTCAATGCAGATACGAAGGCCCAAGCAGCAGCGACTGTTAAGTTCAGTCTTCTTCTCTGCCCGCCCGACATGCCGTGGTACACATAAGGTCGCCCGTTGAAAGGGTAACGGTCAATCGTTTCTTCGAGTTCACTATTAAACGTCAATTTGATTTTATTGTCAATCAGAAATTGTAACCAATATTCTATCCTGTCATTAAGTGTTGGAATAATGCCATCAATGACATATTTTCTGATACCTGTATCACCAAAAGCCTTCACCCAGAATTCGTAATACGGCAACAAATCTTCTGAAGTCTTAATGTCATCCTTCTTCTGCTTGCAATCTTGCACTTTTTTGTTCAAGTCATTCACAGCAGCAGTTTTAATTTCCTCAAAAGGCGATGGTCCCTTCATCGCATCTTGTTTTTCACTTGCCTTCTTTTTCAAATTCTCAAATTGCTCAGCTAGTAACAACTCTGATACGTTTGAGTCTGGCGGTGCAATCTTACACAATTCATTAATCGCAAGATGTGCATCATTAATCTCTTTGCTCAAACTATTTATTTTGCTGTTATAATGAGCAATGCCTTTATCTGCTTTTAGCTTGGCATTATTCAAACCCTCAGATTTAGTTATTTCTTCATCATACTCTTTTTTACAAACTTCTAATAAAGGCTCATTTTCATCAATTACTTTGCGGGCCTGCCCAACAATAGTGGCGAAATTAGCTTCGTCAATATTACCCAGACAATACGGACACTCTTTATTGCTTGTTTTGTTTGCAATATCTGCAATGCATTTTTTGTTTAAAGAAATCAGTTTTTCAAGTTCGTCCTTAGTTTTCTTTAGAGAATAAATTTTATCCTTATTTGTTTTAATGTTCTCTAATAGAATTTTATAAAGCCTGTCTACATCATTTAAACCATTGTTAAAACCAGTTTTCTGTTCTTCTAGGACAGGTATTTTAGCCTTCAAATCTGCGATTTGTTCCTGTGCATCTTGATATGCAGCGAGCGCAGCACCACCGCTAGACTGTTCTAATTCATCCCTTTTCTTTTTAATTTCCTCTAGCAAATCTTCCAACTCTTTCTTCATTTTCTCATGCCAAGCAAGTTCCTGCTTTTCAATTTGAGAAATTCTGGAAATACATCCATCCTTCTGCTCACTTAAAAATTCATACTCCTTGGTAAGGTCTTTAATTTTCGCTTTGAGGTTTTTAGTCAGTTCCTTTGCATTTTCAGAATGACTTCTGTACTTTTCTAAAGATAAAATGTTCTCAACAATTTCACGTTTCTTGGTACTATCACACTCCAAAAATGGATGCGTATTGTCATCACTAAATATGAAAATGTTGATGAACGATTCATAGGTTAATCCTATTTTCGCTTCTATATCCGCTTGAGTGCCTTTGCCTTTTGAAATTTCAGTCCATCCACCTTCTGCATTTGCTTCCCACAACTGTAATGTTTGCTTATTGCTAGCGTCTCGTTTTCTGACAACTCTGTAATTGTCCCATCTAACCTCAACAACAAGCTTTTTATCCGCCTTGTTATTGATAAGGTCCAAATGTGTCAGTTGCTTGGGCTTTTTGATCGTCCTGCCATAAAGCCCATAGACTATGATTTCTGGGATGCTGCTTTTTCCACTACCATTAGAAGCTTTCTCACTGTCTTGCTCCATAACATCTAAATTCTTGCCTTTAACAGTGACTATGTTTCCGTAAGATTCGAAATTGATTTCGATTCCTTCTTCATCAAAACATAGGAAGTTTTCGGCCTTTGCATATTTGAAATGTAAGTTCCTCATACCACCTCCTTGATACAAATCTTACCTATATCAATTAATATCTTCTTGTCCAGGTCGCCCGTGTCAGATTCATTGGCAAATGTTTCAATCATCTCATCTTCTTTGTTCAGAATTGCCTTAGCATTCTGAACAACTTGTTTCTGATTGACCTTTGGCTTAGGCACAATTTCTAGAGTGCCAGGCTGCTTCTGCTGAATACTTCTACGCAAATCTATTAAGTCATTTGTCTGTGCAGCAGTATTCAATCTAACAAAGTTATTCTTAACATCGAAATTAACAATGCTATCGTCATCAGCTATCAAATGCGTAGGACTAAAATCATTGACAATGTATTCTTTTTTACCAGAGGCTATATCGTAAATGATTATATGCTTCTCTTGGAATGCCTCGCCAAAAGTGAGTTGTAAAGGGGAACCAATGTATTCAACATTTCCTAACTTCTGTTCACCATGATAATGACCTAAAAATACTTGATTCCAATGCGTAAACAGTTCAGGACCAACTTTAACCATATCCCCATCGTGTTCCAAAATAACATCTGAAAGATTGTTATAGAGTCCATGAAGGTCCGCACCATGTACGGCTAAATGCCCTATTAACAGGCTATTTTTGTTCTTTTCAAGAATTTTCAGATGCTCTATGGGATTGCGCACGAAAGGCAGGAAATCAATATCGTGTCCAGCGATATTGATTTGACATGCTTTATCAATAACGGTTACATTGGGCAATGCAGAAAAGGGCAACACGCTATTGATATCCCATCGGTCTTGATACCAAAGATCGTGATTGCCTAATAACAACCAAAGATTGATACTGCCATCACAGTATTTTAGAAAAGTATCAAAAGTACGGTTGTAGGTTGCTATGTCTATTTTTTGACGATCTTGAAAAAGATCGCCAGCAAACACAATATTTTTGATACCTCTGGCTTTTGAAGTTTCAAACACCCACTTCAGAGCTTTTAAACAATCCTCAAGGCGTTCGAAGCTCCTCTTGTGTGCGTGTATGTGCAAGTCGGAGAAAAGTAAGATTTCACTCATGCCTGAGATTATAGTGTTAGTATCCGAAAATAACAATTATTTTTTCTTTTCGTCACCAGACAATAACTTGTCTAGTATTTTCCACACGTTTATCTCAGGCATTTTGAATATAGGTTGCGCACCTGCTGCACCGCCTGGAGGGGCACCCATCCCGCCACCAGGGGGTCCACCAAGACCACCACCCAAAGAAGGTGGAGGGCCACCGCCCATTGGAGGCAAACCACCACCTGGAGGGCCACCACCGCCCAAAGGACCGCCGCCAGGAGGCAATGAAGCTGGACCACCACCTGGAGGGCCACCAGGAGGAGGTGGAGGAGGCGCACCAGGAGGTGCTTCATTGAAAATAACTTCACTCAAAAACTTTTTAAATGTTTTCATTCAAAATATATAGTCATGTTTTACTAAAATAAGTTAGAGGTTAATTATGCATAATATAGAAATTGGTCCCCTGTATGTCACTTTTATGAGAACCGTTCGCGTTAAAGAAGTAGACACTTCTAATCTGCCTCCAGGTCTAGGAACTATGGATGTTTACAAAGTTTCTGATTACGACTGCCCCGAACATTGGGATAAAGATGGCTATTTTATTGCATTGCATGAAACTGAAGCAATGTGGATGAATTTTCAATGCTGCACTCCTGTTGCATTATTAATTGGTGCAGGTGGAATTAATGCCATTTCTGGTGAAAAATTTGAAAGCAAGTTAATCAAAGGTAATTATATTGTAACTCCACCACAGCCTTGGCTAGATGGCTGGAAAAACGCTGATGGTAGCGTTTATCAATTCGTATCCACAACAGCAGGGGAAGGCAGAAGCGTTGGTGAACAGCTTATAAATACTCAAGATCACGCAATGCAACTATCTGTATATGAAGCAAAAAATCCTGAAAAACTACAAAGTGTACATAGACCAAGTACGTTGTGGGGCTGGTCAGATGACGAAAAATGCGATTACGAATGTGAATCCGTGAAGTGTTGTTTTAGTTTATGTTCGCTTGGTGATGCGAGTGAAATGGCTATCGGTAAAGGCGGAAAGATAACCCAGAAGATATATGAAGACCCACACGGAATTGAAGAATGGAAAGAAAATCCTACAAAATCTGTAAAGGTTTACTTAATTAACGCTGCTCAATTTTCAGAAATCACAAAAACTGAAATGCCAGCAAAACCAACTTCCCACGACGAATATCAAGGAAAATGGTTTGACCTGGATGATGATTGCCTGAGCGATTTGAATGGAACTAAAGTTTTCGATAAATTAAAAAGTGTAGGAGAATAATATGAAAACAATTTTTGGCTTGCTGTTGGGCTTGACTTTATTCTTGGCAGCTTCTACTGTAGAAGCACAAGTAGTCGTTTCACGAAGAGTACCTAGATACTACTATCCTGTAACTGTACAGAATAGTGCATACCGCACCTACTTCGCTGCACCCTATGGCTACTACTATGATAATCTTGGACGTTTGGTCCCAAGTGGTTTCCGCTACAATGCTTACGGCTATCTGGTAAGAAATCGTGTGGTTGTGGTCGAACCTACAGTGACATTTGGTGTCTGGAACTACGCACCAGACTGGAGACTTGGAAATCCTTGGTGGCGATAAAAAAGTTCTTGACAATGCAGAAATTTGTGCTATGATAAGGATGTAAAGTTTTTTTCTCAAGAAAATTTGTCAACAGGTGCATATATTAAGTGTGCCCCCGTTTGGCATCAAAAAGGAACATAAAAGTGTTTAACTTCTCCGTAAGCTTGCTGTCTAGTTTATCATCGCTACTCTATAGTTGCGCATGGACAGGGACCGAGTAAGCTGAGCGGAATACAGGGTTGAAAGCCCACCGTTATAGCCGAAAGGTTGTGACGGTGGGCTTTTCTTTTTTGGTAAGGTCTTTGACAATTTGGCTAGTTTCTGGTAGGTTTGGTACATTGGTAAGTCCGCTTATTTCGAAAATAAGTACACCCGCAAGGGTGTTGAGGATTCGACTTCCTCACCTACCGCTTATACCTTAGCTGTACCGAGGCTATTGTAACGGATGCGTTGGACAGGTGGTGAGTCCAGCAAGCTGTAACCTTGCTGCTTTAAGCTTTGCAGGTTCGATTCCTGCCGCATCCACTGTTTTGGAGCAAATTGAAAGTGGCTATTCTACTCACTTTGCTAAAGTGACAGGCATCGTAAGGTGTCTTGTGAGTTCGACGCTCACTTGCTCCGCTTCAATAAATTTCTAGTATTTTTTATCGAACCTAACTATAATTAGGTTATGAAAGAAAAAATACTAAAATTGCGTGAAGAAGGTTTGTCCTATAAGCAAATTTGCAAACAATTAGGATGTTCAAAAGGCACCGTTGCTTACCATTGTGGCATAGGACAAAAAGAAAAAAATAAAAAAAGAACACAAAATCGACGTAAAGAAACAGTAATATCGCAAAGAGTAGAAAATTTTCAGTATGACAGAAAGTTAAAAGACAAAGCCGAAGATTTTCAAAGGTTGAGATTCACAAAAAATGGGGAACCCAAGCTTGGAAAGCGTTCATTAAGTTTTCAATGGCGAGATGTAATTGATAAGTTTGGATGGGAAACGAAATGTTATTTAACAGGCAAAGAAATAAATCTAAAAGACCCAAAAACTTATCAGTTTGACCATATAACACCTTATAGCAAGGGAGGAGATTCAAGTTTAGATAATTTAGGCATTCTTAGTAAAGAAGCAAATGCAGCTAAATCAGATATGACTGTTGAGGATTTTTTAAATCTTTGCAAGAATGTCCTAGAATATAACGGCTATGAAGTAAAACGATTGTAATTGGAAGCGATCCGAAGTTGGCGAGGACACCGCCTTGAAAGCGGCTACCCGAAAGGGCTGAGGGGTCGGCACCCTCCACTTCCGCTAAACCCAAGTGGGGAAACCCACTCAGCCGTTAGTCACCCGTCTAACGGAATAGGGATACGGGTATTTGGTAGCAAGGCGGTTCACGCATGAGTAATAGAGCGTGGATGGCTGGGCAACCGCTGAAATGCGGTCTTGGTTAGCTCATAGTGCGAATTCCACTTTAAGCCTACTGCCAAATGGGTAGTGATCCATACGCGAAGCTGTAACCTTCGTGCCTATATGTATGGCGGCAATGGGTTCAACTCCTACACTACCCACTAAATATAGTGAGGAGGAACAGATTGAGAGTGGCTACTCTACCTCGTCTTGAAAACGAGTGGGCCGAAAGGCTCTGTGGATTCGACTTCCACCTGTTCCGCTATGAATGAAATAGAAGAACGCTGGGCAATTAAGTGCAGCCTATGTAAAAATCCTAAACCCCAAAATGAAAGCTGGGGTTGGACACATTGCGGTGGACTTACTTTTGAATTTTGTCATGAATGCGAAAAAGATCGTCAAGCCGAATGTGACAAATTGATGGGGGATGTTGTTGGTGAACACATACGCAAAATCAGAGAATATTGGGACACGCATCCCGAAGAGTTAGCAAGACATAAGCGGGAGACAGAAGAATATCGAAAGACCTTGGATGCAGATGGATACCCTATGGATTTCAAGCGTCCTTGGCATAAAAAGATTTGGAATTGGTTTTGTAGATTGATAGGTTATACGATGTTTGATCGGCACGGTAGACCAACTGGCAGGAGTCGTCACGCTTCCGCTGGAGACGTAAATGCAGTGCGAAAAATGTTATGTTGAACATTCTGGAGAATATGGCACTGGTAGATTTTGTTCCTCAAAATGTGCCAGAAGCTACAGCACAAAAGAAAAAAGATTAGAGATTAATGAGAAAGTTGCTTCGAAATTAAAAAACAGACCACCTTCTAAAGGTTTCATAAAAGGTTTCGATATAAGAAGGAAACCTTTTACTAAAACAGAACAACTGAAAGGCGTGGAGGTCAGATTAGATAATTTGAAAAAGAAATACGAAACTTCTACATGGGATGAACTACCGCTTGTAGAAAAACGAAGAAGAATATTAAGTGAGCAAAACGAAGTTTGTAATAGATGTGGTTTGAAAGAATGGCTTGGTGAAATACTTACTTTAGAACTACATCATATTGATGGCGATGATAGTAATGACAAAAAAGAAAACCTGTGTATTTTATGTCCGAATTGTCATTCTTTAACACCGAACTATAGAAATAGAAAACGCATGGCACAGTAGGCAATCGGCAGACCACCTTCGCTTAAAACGAGGTATGCTGTGGGTTCGAGTCCCACCTGTGCTACTATGAATGATTTACTAGTTTACGACAAAGATATTGAATTAGTGACACATGAAGGAGTTTGGGTCACTATTAAGTTGTATAGACTTAAATGCGATCCTCCTAGTCATGTTGAAAGTGGCAAGTTGGAGTATTATGAAAAGTACGATTTTTGGCATCGTGTGAGACGTAAACATTATGAATTTTTGCGAACATCCGAATCTTGGCAATGATCCTCGTAGAGATTATTGTCCAACTTGTAAATATGAGTTTTATTATGGGGATGCTCATGCAACGGACCCAGAACGGCAATTATCGAAATTAGTAAATCCTGGCAGAGATAGAAAAGCGAATGGCTATCCATCTTTACAGGAAATTAGAGATAGAGAACTAGAAGAAAAGTACGAAAAAGAAGCATGGGAGGATTATTACGCTTCACAGCGAAGTGAGTATGAAGAAGATTGGTAAGATGGCGACGTAGGCAATTAGCAGACCACTTAGACTTAGAATCTGAGATGCTGTCAGTGCAAATCTGACCGTCGCTACTCTATGGCAACGTAGGCAATTGGCAGACCACTTTCTTTCAAAAAGAGAGATGCTATGGGTTCGACTCCCATCGTTGCTACTTATGCATAAAAATTACTATGACCACGACGAGTCAGAATTAGATTACAAAAGACATATTTCAAACATTTCTTACAGGTTTGGATTTAATGTCATCTATAATGATGATGAAGTGTTGAAAGAAGAAAACGGTAAAATAACTCTGATTGTGAATACAGATGAAACACCACGCAATACACTATGTTGGAAAGCATGGTTGAAGTTGAGTGAAGAATACGGGTATTCTGGAATTTGGAAAGATAAATGAAAAAAGCAACATATACATTTAGAAATAATGGGGAAACTTTTAAATTCGACCTATGCACCCATGCTGCATGGATGTTGTTGGATGGAATACGGATATATTTAAGGCTAATTAAAAGACTGTATAGAAATAAAATTGAGCAGGCTGACTACTGTTTTATGATGGCATGTACGGCTCATGATGAAGCCGTTCGACTTAAAAAGTGGGCTGTTAAGAATAAGATGCAAAACATCAACATAAGTAATCTCGACTACTTAATTGAAGAAATTATCAAAATGAGAGAAAAGTTTCGTAGAATATCAGAGAAGAAAATATGGAAGGGTGCATTCAGTAAGAAGCGGTAAGAACTGGTAGACTCATACTATAATAGAGTATGAGCAAGTATACCAGAGAATTATTAGAGCCGCTAGTGAAAGAATGTGTTTCAGTTGCGGAAGTTTTGAGAAAGTTGAACAAACGACAAACTGGTAGTATAGCTACCCACTTATCTAAAACAATCAAGAAGCTTCAAATAGATACAAGTCATTTTTTGGGACAAGCATCAAATTGTGGCAAAAATCATAAAGGTGGACCAGATAAGAAGAAATGGCAAGATGTATTGATTATCATAAAAAAGGATAGAAGAGAAAAAGCTTTTGTTTTAAGACGTGCGTTAATTGAGTATGGAAAACCATATTTGTGTGAAGCGTGTGGGCAGAAACCAGAGTGGTATGGAAAGATTTTGATACTACAAATAAACCACAAAAACGGAAATTGGCAGGACAACAGACCAGATAATTTAGAATTTTTATGTCCTAATTGTCATTCTGTAACCGAAGGGTGGTCTAACAATCAAGGCAATACGGAAGTAACTTTCAGAAAAACCAAAAAAAGGTCATGTGGCGGAAAGGCATACGCGCTTGTTTGAGGTACAAGTCCCGTAAGGGGTGCAGGTTCGAATCCTGTCATGACCACTCTTAAAAAAGGAAGTTAATGTTAAATCCAACAATGGACTATTTTCTTATTCGGCAAGCACTTGATAGTCCAGCAACAAAACGTTATAATAATCCACCAATCACGCCAGAAATGGTTGGTCAAGTAGCACTGATGGGATTAGGTGTATTTTTAATAGGGTTGGTAATTTGGTATTTTTGCAAAGATAAATAAGGATAGTTTGGTACATGGGCAAGTCCGCTCGGTTGGAAGCCGAGTACACCTGAAAGGGTGTGGCGAGTTCGACTCTCGCACTATCCGCTTTATGAGTAAAGAAGATTATTGGGTAGAGAAGATTAAGGGAGATTGGTGGTGTGTATACCACGAATCTATGGAAAAACCACTAGCTTGTTTCCCAAAGAAAAAACAAGCAGTCGCTTTTATGAACAAAGAAATTTCCAAGCACGGGCTATATGAGTAAAACAGTTTATTATCGTCAATGCAAGATGCGTAAAAAGCATTCTGAAACATCTTACTCTGAACAAGTAAGTTATATTCCAGAAGAATTCGCAGTAATGAACAAGGTTCTGAAACTGCGAGAACATGGAGAATGGGATGACGGCTGGACAGTTGTTGGAGTAAGCTCCGACCGTCACGCAGACGAAGATATCCCAGACTACCACCAGCAAATTAAAAATCATCGTAAAGCAACTGGCGATTCACAAAGGAAGTAATATGTGCTTTTATTATGACGAATATGCTGAACTTTACAGGGAGCGAGAAGTAAAGGCCCGCAAAGAGCATAAGTGTGCTGAATGTTATCGTAGGATTTCGATAGGCGAAACTTATCAATACATTTTCGGCGTATTTCAAGGTGATGCTTTTACTTACAAGATTTGTTCGGGGTGCCAAGCTTTAAGGACTAAAATACATGATATTGAAATGAGTCATGGGTGTCGTGAGCATGAGGCTTGGCCACCATTAGGAGAATTAAGGGATTATTTAAAGGAATATGGTTTAGCTGTGGCGAATATATAATATGCTCGCCTGAATAAAGGAGTATCATGGATAAGCGTGAATATCGACAACTAAAAAGAACTTTAAAAAAAGAAGGTAACAAAAGGGCACGAAAGAAACTGAAAAATGACCTGCGAGACAACCCTGAAGAAGCACATTGGGCAGAAGTCGATTATGGCAACTGCAAGACGGAAGATATGAAAAAGTATAGTAGGGAACCTAAAGATGAACATCGGCCTATTTGATATGGACGGCAGCTTAGCTGATTACGAAGGGCAGTTGCGAAATGATATCCGCAAGTTAGTCAGCGAAAGCGACTTGAAGCGTTTTGATGAACTTGGTATGTGGCAAGCAGATGAACAAGAGCCTTTCAAGGCACTAATTCGTCTGCTAAAGAAACAGCCCTGTTGGTGGAGGAATCTACCTGTTCTAAGGAACGGAATGTTGATTTTCAACCTATCAAAAGAGATAGGTTTTAAGAATCATATTCTTACTAAAGGACCAAAACGCTATCCAAGAGCATGGAAAGAAAAGGTTGAATGGTGTCAAGAACATCTGGGCGAATTGATTGACATTCATATCACTTCAAATAAATCAATGGTTTATGGGAAGTTTCTTTATGACGATTTCCCAGATTACATGGATATTTGGTTGAAGGCAAGACCCCGTGGTTTAGGTATCATGCCTGTGAATGATACAAATAAGGATTATAGTCATCCTAGAGTAATTAAGTGGGATGGAACAAACTATGATGAAGTAAAGGAAGCATTAGAGGGTTGTTACAAACGTGACAACTGTAGAAAGTAAGGTTGGCCAAGTGGCGGAACGGTATACGCGGCGCACTCAAAATGCGCTGTCCTTACGGGCATGTGGGTTCGACTCCCACCTTGGCTACTATGCGAAACCATTGGGTAGATAAGAAGACCGAAAAAAAGATTGATCGCATCATAGAGAATTTTGATTTTGCAATAGTGCGAAAAGCTATCAAATTACTTGATTTACCATATCGCATTGCAGACCTAGAAGAACATGCCAGATATCTTTTACGAAAAGTGGCATACGAAGACGATTGGGGTTGGTTCGGTGTGGATATTGGCTGTGGGCTAACTGCTGAAAAATTACCCAATAATGAATTGGTGCTACATTTTGCAATAGAACTAAACCAAAGCGGAGTTTAATCACTCAATCTTTTTCGCCTTATGTAAATTCTGAAGATTAACAGCTTTAGGACTCCACATAGCGATACCATAACGAATTAATTTAGTACCATCTGCTTCTTCATCGTGCCAACGCTCCATGAATTCTTCATTGGGTAAGAAGCCACGATGACCTTTGATGGATGGGTCCATAAAGTAGATTTTGTCCTTGGTATACCCAATAGCGACTACATAATGGCCACTATGGTCATTCTTGGTGTACTTTTTCTCGTCACCCCAAGCTTGAATTGAACAAATAACAGGAATTCCTTCGTCAAGATACTCATGTAGATTGTTGATGGACATTTTAGACTTGGACCTGACGGTTAAGCCTAATTCACGGGCTACACGAATGATTTCTTTGGGATGTGTGCCGTTGTCGTGGGTGGTATTGCACCTGTCAATGTAAAACTTTTCGGTATTAGGCCCGACTTTGAAGTGAACGGCAATTGCTCGTAAAGCAGAGGCTCCACAAGAGAAATTTACAGGTTGTTTTGCTGAGGGCAGCTTGACTTTTATGTGTGATTTGGGTACATTATGTATCTCCATCAACCACCCCCTGAAGTTTAACATATAACCTATATATGTTCAGAGGGAGTTGATTTGCTAGACACATATAACAGTCAATTGGTGAAAATTTGCACTTTATAATTAATAATGATCCGAAATATCACAGGTTTTGTCAGGTGGTGGAAAAGTACATAAAGATGTACTCTAATGGAATTATAACTGAGCATGAGTTGTTGTATCAACTATCAGAGGTTTGCGTTCTCAAAGAAAATATTCAGGTGTCAGTCGTGGCGGGCAGTGAGGAACCGCTTCCAGGTGGGATTGTCTCCCCAGGCGAGGATTGCAGAACTAATGAAAAATGAACGCCAAGAAAAAAGAAAGCAATTAGGACTTTGTGCTAATTGCAGTAACGAAGCAGAAAAAGGAAAGACTACTTGCGTAGAATGCCAAAAGAGAAGTTTTAATAGAAAAAAATTGAAACTAGACAGTCTGAAGTCACAAGGAATATGTATTAAATGTTCTGTAAACCCGCAACAGAAAGGGTTTAGATGTATAGATTGTGTTGAAAAGGGTAGAAACACTAATAAGATTCGTGAAAATAAATATGTAGACTCAGGCAAATGTTTCAGGTGTGGGTGGCGAGATTTAATAGGTGTCTCAAAGTTTTGTTTAGAATGTTATTTAAAAGATATATCCAGAAGAATTTGGAGAACAACACAAAAATGGAAAGTTCTTCTAGATTTATTCCACAAACAGGATGGTTTATGCGTATATCTTAAATCCCCTATTCAATTGGGAGTGAACGCTTCAATCGACCACAAAATTGCAAAAAGTAAAGGTGGGTCTAATGAAATTGAAAATTTACAATGGGTGCATTTCAATGTCAATATGATGAAATGGGATTTAAATCAAGAAGATTTTCTAAAGTTAGTAATGCGAATTGCTGAAAACATAAATGAATTCACCGTGGCGGGTGGTGGGTTGGCAGGAGCTAAAACGCGATTTCCGCAAACGAAGGACTGGTCGAGTGAGTGGTGATACGATCCTCCTTTACTCATGGATGAGTAAGTGGCTCATGGTGGAAAACGGAGCATGGTTGGGCGAGAGACAAACCAACTACATGACTCGACACAAACCCCAGAGGCGAAGTTCATCTAGCTAAGACAACCAGAAAGAGCGGCGGATACTCTAATCGGCGGTATCAAAAGGCGTGATTCCTGCTAGTCGATTGATGGCCAAGTGGCGGAATGGCAGACGCTAGGGACTATTGGTTAGACAGCCAAATGCAATAAAATCCCTTGCCCGTTAGGGCGTGTGGGTTCGACTCCCACCTTGGTCACTGAGGAAATAACTATGGAAGATTATTCAGGTTACGGCTGGATTAAAGTGAGACGCTATGTAGACGATCCTACACTTACATGGGAAGAACGCTACGCACGTCTCGACTCCCATCACATGAAAGAGACGACATTTCTAATCAATAAAGTCAGAGAACTAGCCAAAGAATTAAACGAAATTAAAGGAACGATATGCAAAGAACCGAATTGACTGATGGCGGTTATTTATTATATCAACCAGATTTTTATGTTGTGAAGATTGCTGACAAGCTTTACAACTACTTACTTGACAACAGTATCCCCTGGAAACAGGAAACATTTGTTTGGGGTAAATTCCCCAGACTTACGGCCTATTACGCTGATGAAGGGGTTAAATACCAATATTCTGGCGTGACTCATGAGGCAATAGGTTGGCCACCATTCCTTTCCGCAGTTAAAGAACGAATCCAAGAAGTAATTGGTGAAAAATTCAACAGTCTATTGTTGAACTTCTATAGAGACGGTTCTGACTCCATTAGCTGGCATTCTGACGATGAAAAAGAACTAGGAACCAATCCAACTGTGGCTTCACTTTCTTTGGGTGGTGAGCGTGTCTTTCAAATCAGGCATAAAACCACGAAAGAAAAGCAGAGTATGATTTTGAATCATGGTAGTTTGATAGTGATGGGTGGTACGATGCAACATTATTGGCAGCATTGTGTGCCAAAAACAACCAAGCCTGTTGCTGCTCGTATCAACCTTACATTTAGGAATATTCTATGACACCCTACAAAGAAGCTTGTCAAGTCGCCAAAGAAACTAAATTTACAGCTTATGACTTTCATCCAAATGATTTAGTAGTGGTGGTGCATGAAGAAGGCACGCAGTTAATGTTTCGTAGTGCTTTTCTGAAAGAATGGAAGGATTATGTATTCATTTTTACAGAACATCACGGAACATTAGTATATCATAAAACCGATCTTTATTCTTATGACCAGTATACTGAAAAGACTATAGATAAGTTAGAAGGAACTGGTTATGTAGAAAAATGTGAATTCTGCCATAAAGAATTCAAGGTTGAAGACCTTGAATATGGCACTCATCCCGATCATAATCTTTACAATCTTTCAGAATACTTTTTCTTTTGCAAAGATTGTAAAGAAGTCGAAACATGTCAGTATAAAGACTTATGGAAGTCATTGAACAAAACAGGAGCTTATAACTCAGAAAAAGGTTGCCAGGAACCTTGGGGGTTTACTTGGGGACATTCAGACCTGGAACATATCAAAAAGGCTTGTGCAACAATTCTAACTGACGTAGATTTATGGTTAGACACTCCAAATTCGCAGTTCTCCAAAACACCAAGAGAAGTTATTGAAGATGGTGATTATGAAGAAATCTATCTTGCTATGTATCGTGTGGGTGTTGGAGAGTTTAGTTGATGTAAATTTATAGAACATTTCTAAATACTTTAAATGAAATTCTTTGAAGTAAGTGAATTGGTTAAAAAGACACCGTTACCCAGGACGAAATTACAATGGGAATATAATGATGATACGTTCAAATCTTGGTTAATGTCTGAGATTACCAGTAAATTGGCAAGAGAATTGGATCAATGGCACAGAGATAACGCCGAAGAATTGCCATTTGATGATTTATTTAAGGGAAAACATGTATCACAAAGAGAAAAAGATGATGAAACAATATCCGAGATTCATCCAGTCACTAGAAGAGTAGTCCCTTTCACTGTAGCCCCAGAAGCAGTATCAATTCTAAACAAAATTCATCAGAATGGGTGGGTATTAGATTTAAACGATGGCACTGTAACTATACCCAAAAAGGGGCAAGAAGCCAACTATCGAAAGATGCGTTTGGGCAAAGTTGTATTAGATAAGAAATCACCATTTACTGAAGAAGAAAAAAAATGGTGGATAGGCAGTGGCAACCCCATACCTGAATTAGAAGCTACAAAAAATAAAGAAGATTATGCAATCGTCGTATCCCGCAATCCAATCGACATAGTGCGTATGTCAGATCATGATGGTTGGACTTCCTGCCATGCACCTAGCCGTGAATATTTCCAATGTGCAGTATCTGACGCTAAAGGAGCAGGTGCGGTTGCTTATGTGGTAAAGAAAGAGGACTTAAATAAAGTAGATTTACAAGACCCAGAAATATTTGGGGATAGTAAAAGAGGCGTACCTGGCGTAAAGCCTGTTTCTAGACTTCGTTTAAGAAAGTTCGTACACAAGAAAGAGGGTTACGATTTAGCTGTGCCCGAAGACAGAATGTATGGCAAGCAATTCCCTGGAATGGTAGAAAGTCTAAGAGATTGGGCATTGAAATCTCAACAAGGCAAGCTAAAAGGTCAGCGTCCAAGTATGGATGAATTCGAGCTTATGGGTGGAAGTTATCAGGATACATTGGGAAGTGAGTTGTTCAATCACTTATTTGGCGATGATTTGGATAGTGGTGAAGCTGAGTATGGTGGTGAGGACGAACATCATAGAATGGCTGAACAAATGCAGAATGAAGTCGATAGAATCGAAAGAGAATACCAGAATAAGTTCAAGATATGTTCTTTCTATGCAACTGTTGAAGATGCAGATGGTCATCCATATGTTCATTATAGTGGAACAGTTGGTTTATCTATACCAGATGAATTGATGGTTAATCCTGGTCCAAGGACAATGGGTGATTCAGATGAGCCTGGTTTTTGGGATAAGAGAAGAAAAATCCACGATGCTATTAAACAATGGGCAAGAGACAACGATATTTATGGCATCAATGATATAGACATTAGTGGTGGCGATGTAAGAATTGATCTTTATGATGAAGGTGGAAATAATGATCCAGATTCATTTAGAAGCTTTTTAGCTAATGAATTAACTGATATTGATGAAAACAGAGACAAATTAAACGCTGGCATATACAATTTGTTCATACAGTTAGGTTTGGCAAAGCAAAACAAGGTAAATTATATTTCCAATAATTGGGACGAACATCCTCACCAATTCCAGAACTTTACTTGGGAGGGGGAAGAACCTGCGGTAATGGTATCAATTAAACAGCCTATTTTCTTACCAGAACCACCGCATTCAGCTACGGCTGGATATCAACATGAATATGGGTATTGGCAAGAACAATTTAAAAAAACCCTCATGGAGCAATTAACAGCATGGGGTGATAAGATTTTTGCTGCAAGACAAGCACAAGGAAGTTTATTCCAAGACCCAGAGTTCAAGTATAAGCCAAAACCTCCTTTCAGCAAGGAATTCAGGATTAAGCCAGAAATTAGGCTTGCTCCACAAGCATCTGGCACTGATCCTGCTAAACTGCAAAATATGGAAATGCATATGAATCTTAACTTTGAGCCATTCTCAAAGGATGAGGATGTAAACGATGCGATAGATTTCATATCTTTCTTGGACAAGAACTATCAGAAGTTTGTAGCACTGGTGCATCAGGTTTATTATAAATGGACTGGTAATTGGGGTAAACCACGTCAATGAGTGTAACTATAGAGGAATTGAATCTATGTAATGGGCGTTTAGTATTTGCTGTTGATGAAGAGGATCAACAGTACATAGGGATTCTGTACTATAAGCCAGAAAATGGTGAGTTTTCTGTGGAAATTTGGGAAGATTCATGTTGTTATGCAACGATCATGACTCCCGATGACCTCTATTTTCTCACCTGTGAATTCGCTTGACAATTTGTGTTTTTATGCTATATATTAGGAAGATGAAATACACGAAGGAGTTACTTGAGCCAATTGCAAAAGAAAGTTCGTCAGTAGCTCAAGTAATAAAAAAATTGGGGTTGAAGCAGACTGGTGGTACTCATAATTACATTTCAAAAAAGTTGAAAATTTTTGAAATTGATGTTGAACACTTCACTGGAAAAGCTTCCAATTGTGGGCATAAACATAAAGGTGGGCCTTCAAAAAAACCTTGGCAAGAAATACTAGTCTTAAAGGAAAACGGGGAGAGAGGAAGATCATTTGTTTTAAGACGGGCATTAATTGAATCTGGAATAGAGTATAAATGCAAAGGTTGCGGTATTGACAAGTGGTTGGGAAAAATTATAATTTTAGAAGTTCACCACAAAAACGGAAATTATCTGGATAATAGGACAGAAAATATCACATTTTTATGTCCAAATTGTCACAGTCAAACTCCCAAACACTGCGGGAGTAAAGGTTATACAGATATAACCAGTAATGCTAAATCGCACAGAGAAAGAAGAAAGGGCCAAGTGATGAAACGGTATACATGTGGGTTTTAGAAGCCCATGCCCGTAAGGGCGTGCGGGTTCGAGTCCCGCCTTGGCCACTATGCATAACAAATTCTTAGAAGAACTAGAAGAAAAGTGGAAAAATAGCGGTTTACTAGAGGGTATGGTAAATATGATCGCAGCCAAACCGCTATTTTATTAGAATCCGTAGCCCTAAGAAATGAGTTCGTAGGAACAGATGAAGAGTATCAAGAATACTTGAAAGCTTTCCATGAAAAACACAAATAAGTTACTGCTGGCAATCTCAGCCTGTGCTTTGTTGTTTGTTAGTGCAACATCCATTGCCTGGCAGGTAAACAATCCAAAAGCCAACAGTATGACTTATTGGACTCACTTTTCGGATGCAATACAATTTAAAAAGTTAGATAAATTTCAATGATTTCGCTTAGGATTTTATCATTTATATTAGGAATGACTTTTTTAGCGTTCCTTGAAGCTCACTTATTTTGTCTTATACACCTTCGCATACCATCACCAAATATAGTAGCCAATGGTATTGGACTCACTCTATTAATTCTTATGTTAACATGTTATGCCTCAGTATTGGCAGATGCGGATTCAGTACAAACAGATCAAAGACTTAAAGAATTAATAAGGGACCAAGGAACCATAGCTGCAATAAAGTATTACCGTCTTGCTAAAGGATGCAGTCTAAAAACAGCTATGGAATACGTTGACTCTCTCAAGCCTTTGCCTCCTAACTCTAAGTCAAAAACACTTTGTCCTTATTGTGGAGTTTTGTTAAGAACAGACTTGGCAAAACAATGTTTTGAATGTGGAAAGGATTGGCACTAATGGAAATTCATGGGTCTGATATATTTTTTGAAAACGTTCAATGTGAAATTACAGAAGATTTAATCGTCCCTGTAATCAAGAAGTATTGGCCTGACGTGATTTATGAAAAGATAATTGAGGATGGTGTTGTCCACCTTTTCATACATCCTAACAAGATCGCAGAAGCTGCTTGGGATGATGAAGGGTGGTCTGAAGAAAACGATACCACATTGATTTATGTGATTTGGGATGCAGCCAAACATCAATTAACTTTCGTTATTGATGATAACAAGGCAAACAAGTTTATCGTGGACGACATTAAAAACACAATAGGGTTCTAAATACCTGAAGGTGATTTATGAGAACAAATAACAGAACAATCCGTGGGTGCGAGAAGCATAAGTTTTTCTCTCACTACGGAGGTTATGATGAAAAGGTGGCACGAAGAGTATAACATCTTCTATCGTCAATGGAAGATACATCGCAAATCCCATGTTGATTTCAACAAGGACCGCAGCGGTTATCGTGTGGGCAAAGACCCATACGAAGTCGATTGTGAATGCGATGAACAGGTAGGACGTTTTAGGAAGAAAGACGCCTGGGATTGCGGTAATCCTCAGTGTGGTATTTGTCATCAGGACAAGTTTCCAAAACGTCAGTTGACAAACAAGGAAATAAGGTCTAATATTTCCTTGAAAGAACAGAAGAATGACTATAAGTCAAGCATTAGATAAAATAGACACTTTGACTCAATCTCAACTTGTGCATATGGAACAACTATGCCAAGTTGAGATTGATAACTACTTGATTTGTATAGAAAACTATCCACCCGAAAGGATGGAAAAGTACGGAAAGCCTTATTTAGCTCTGTTGAAAGAGAAAAAGAAAGCTTTTACAGGCCGAATAGTCTAACGGTACGACGGTAGAATTACGTTATGTGGCTTTGGCTGAAAATGCCGATATTATAGTTTCCATATACCCTCTAATCTACAGGTGGTGGGTTCAATTCCCCCTTCGGCCAATGAATATTGATTACATCATATACAGGTTCAGTTTTGCCACCGCAATGTTCTTCAGTTATGTCGTAATGACATGGCAAAACATATGGCCTAATAATTGGATTATGATAAGTGTGATGTTCTTCACAATCGGTGCATTGATGAAGGCACTCGCAGCATATTATACTTTTAATAAGGAACATCCCAATGGAAGTAACTCCACATGAAGGTGGTTGTTGGTATTGTCGCAAGAATACAGATATATTAGCATTCTCCTTTGAATTCGACACTTATTTTCATCCCAAGTGCCTGGAGAAAAGATTGGCCGACAATCCCAAGGATATTGAGGCTAAGATAATGATGAGGGAATATCAATACGATTAATGTCTGTTGACAACAAACGCTACATTTCCACTCTTATCTTTGTAGAAATGGACACCTCTTCCTGCTTCCATAGCTCGAATGGAACTCTGTTGTAGAGGTATCTCGCCAGTTTTGATTTTGGCATTTATTTTACCTATTAAGTCCAAATCTGGAAGATTTTTCAGGGTGCCAGTAGCTGGCATTCCTGGCAAACGGCTCAAATAAGTCCTAATAGCATTCTCCACACTCGCCATATCTTGATATGGTGCAACTCTTTGCTGCGCATATGGCTTCTGTTGCTGTGCAGCAGTAGGGGCTGTGGTCTGTGCTAGATTAGGTGCGGCCTTATAGTTAGGATTCTGCATTTTCCAGAATCTTCTCCAACTTGGGTTAGCCCAATCTTCAGGTCTAACAATAGGCTGGCCTGTTTTTGGATCAGTAGGTACAGGTTCGTCGGCCACTTCATCTTCCATAAAGTTCTTAAAACTTAACATGCAGTTATATATAATAACATATGAGATTTTTCGAAGCAATAGATATGTTAAAAACCAAGGGTGATTACAAGGTGCTTGGCCTAGATCATCTAGGGTTCAGCAAGGAAATCTGGTCTGGCAATGATTTTGAGGAAGCTAAAAAGATCGCATGGGACGCCAAAAACAGGTTTTATGACACAACAATCAAGTATAAAGGACAAGAAATTCCTAAAGCTGGAAGATTAACACCTCGACCGCCTTACAAGTTTTAGTCACGACTAGGAATCGGCCAATCCATCAAACCAAGGGTAAATAACCAATCAAACATCGCAGTATAATAAACCACAGTAATCAAAAACATAGAAAATAGATAATAATTGTTATGCCTGTAACGATAGCTTATCAGGAAATAAAGATAGGTGGCTACCCGACTAAGCCATACAGAGTGGTATATACCAAACTTTTTAATACACAGTTGCATCAGGGGAAAAGTTTCATTTTCCCATTGATTTCCAATGTAATGTATGGTAAGCTCCATGTCGATTGTATGAATTGCGATCAAAAGAAGCAAAAATGTCCAGAAAAGAAAAGTTTTCATCACCTATATAAGAATAAGGAGAGTGCAAAATGAGCAAGAAAACAAAAAATGCAATGAATCTCACACCTCAAATCCCACAGGTTTGTCTTTGACAATTCGTCTGAAATCATATTAGAAATTCAGTTCGGTACGGGTGGAGAAGACAGCAAACTTTTCACCTACGATTTATTCTCAGCCTACACGAAATACGCAGAACGTAACGGATTAAATGTGGAAATACTAAATTCCGAAAACGGCCATATCGTTGCGCAAATCAAAGGCGAGAAAGCGGGCCAGCTTTTCAAAAACGAAACTGGCAAACATATAGTCCAAAGAGTTCCACCTACCGAAACCAAAGGCAGAAGACAAACTTCTGTTATTTCAGTAGCTATACTGCCTATACCGCCCGATAATAAGTATAAGCCATTGCCAGATCATGAGTTAGAGATTATAGCTCAATGCGGTAGTGGTCCAGGTGGGCAGCATCAGAATAAGTCAGCCACAACTATAAGAATGAAGCATTTGCCAACGGGCTTATCAGTTCATATAGTTGGAAGGTCGCAATTAGCCAATAAGAGAGAAGCTTTGAGGATATTGACTACTAAGGTTAATGAACGATTTATAACTGATGAGAATGAAAAGCATAATTATTTGAGGAAGAAGACTTTAGGGGATGGTGCGCGTGGTGATAAAATAAGGACTTATAACTTTATTGACTCCCGTGCCACGGACCACAGGTTTAATATAAAGACTGGTAATATTAAGGCTGTAATGCGTGGCGATATAGATTTGCTATACCCTAAAGATGAAGAAGTAAAGGTGGAACCTAAACATATCACAGATAAAAGGTGTGTAGAACTCAGTAAGGATCAAAGCTCTATAACACCTGAAGAGGAGAAGCATTTATATGGTGAGTGTGATTGGTGTTTGGAGTATGTTTTAAATGGCATAAAACCAAAAATGGATTAATAAGTCCTAAATATGGTAGTATGATAAACTACTGGATAGTTAGGGCTGAAGAAATAATTGAAAAAGAAGTGGTTTTGATTAAAAACTCTGGGGAGACGAGGATGTGGTTTGATCGCATGTCTTCGTCTATCCCCATTATTTATCCAGCCGTAAAACCATCACATCCTGAAGATTTCACGCCTAGAGTGGGCACAGCACACCATCTAAGATTAACTAGACATGGTATAGAAGCAGTCTTGAAATCACAGAGAAGGTATCAGAGACTTAATTTCTATATTTTGCATGATAAGATTAATCAGCCTAAAGAACCTTTCTGGGTAGTTTTTTACAAAAATTGAATAAATAACATGTATGTTAGAATTTGCTCAATGGATGGAAGCGGCACAAAATTGGAAAGCCAAGAAAAAGGAAATTATTCCTTTTTGGCAATCTTTGCCAAGCAATTCGCCACTGATACCATATAATATAGTGCCGAAAGGTCATCAAGGCTCTACACACGCATACGACGGAATACGCATTACTGGAAGTCGTCAATTTGTGAATTCTGCAATATCGAGACTTAAGGACATGTTGAATTACGAATCGGATCAGACAAAATTGCACTTGCTTTATCGACAACAAGTTGATAAAAATACTGAAAGTCCGCTTCCGAACTCGTTCGTTTTCTATGTACAGGTTAAAGAAAGAGCCAAGAAACAGTGATATGACATACGACAAATTAGTAAAATTGGAGAAGCAGTATAAAGATTGGCTTTCTAAAAAGCCGTTCTTTGTCAGCACTAAGGTTGATTCGCTTGATAATAAAAATTGGGCAATTTGCATAAACTACAAAAAGGGAATGACCATTGCAACGAAGAAAGAAATAGCGACCGAAATGGGTGATATTCCTCTTAGATTTAACCAAATTGCGGAGTAATTCATGCTTCTGAATCCTACGCTGTCCAACTATGACGTGGATAATCTCACAAGATCAATCAAGAGCGATCTTGATTGTGGAAATCTGAAAGTCTACAAGCCAAACGAAAAAAAAGAAGACTGGACTGTGGAAATGAAGTCCATAGGAGGCGAAAAGGTGCTTTCCTATTTGCAAAAAACCGTAGAGCATTTGTTAAATAATGCTTTCAAAGAAGGTTGTAAATGTGGTAAAGGTGGCTTTTCACCAATGCCTTGACAACAGAAAATCCCGTGGTAGAATGATTTCGGTGTTACATTTTTTCTTTACTCATGGAGTAGTTTGATGAATCCTAATTTTTATTCCCACATGTTGAATATGTTTATCTATAGCCTCAGTGCTATGGCACTCATGTTCTTTGGCTTCAAATTGTTTGATTGGGTCACGCCCTGGATGGATTTTAAGAAGGATTTGGTAGAAGATAAGAACGTAGCGGTGGCTATTGTTATTGGTTCCTTTGTCTTGGGTATTGCTATAGTCATTGCAGCAGTTCTGTCTACCCCCTGATGGTTTAGCTAACGGGAGGGTAATTAAATGAATAAGACTACAAAATCTATTGTCCTAGTATTAATTTCATCTGCCTTAGTATTTGGTGGATGGGGCACGCCACTTTGTTTCATCAATCGTGGCAGTCAAGTCGCTACCACAGGTGCTGTTGGCGGCACAGGTGGAACGGGTGGGGCGGGCGGTGCAGGTGGCGCAGGAGGAAGTAGCGGCGGTGGCTCACACTGGCCAAGCTTCTTCTACTTCGGCGGATGGGGTGGCACCAACAATTATTATGGTGGTGGAAGCAGCAGTAGCAGTTCTTCTAGTAGTGGTGGTAGTCACAGCGGTAGTGGTTACTCTGGCGGGTCTTCCTCTGGCGGTAAAAGTGGTGGTAGTCACAGCGGTAGTGGTTACTCTGGCGGGTCTTCCTCTGGCGGTAAAAGCGGTGGAAGCAGCAGTGGTAGCTCCGTAGGTCGTGGTGGCTTTGGTGGATTTGGTGGCAGCAGTAGTGCAGGTAGCTAAAACTATGGAAAGAATTAAAACTACTCCTCGAAAAGACTGGCAAAAGATAGTGGAGTCCCAAGGACTTTATTATCATACTTTGCCCAATCATCAACCAGCATTTGACCCAACAAAGCCAGAAAACACAAATGTAGAAGAAAAAGAACGGGTTTATTGGGACGAAAGTGCATATTATCAATTCTCATCCAGAGAAGTAGATGAAATTGAAGAATGTACTTATTGGCTCAACAAAATCTGTTTAGAAGCCGTTGACTACATTATCGAAAACGATCTTTTCGAAAAAGTAGGTGTTCCAGCTTCTCATATCGAATGGGTCAAGCAAAGTTGGGACCGAGACGAACATACCATATATGGTAGATTCGACCTTTGGTACAACGGCGACGAACCTCCAAAGCTTCTTGAATATAATGCTGATACACCAACTGGCTTATTGGAAGCTTCAGTTGCACAGTGGCATTGGATGAAAGATACTTTGGAATTCTCCGACCAATATAACAGTATCCACGAAAAACTGATTGAAATCTTCAAGACTTTGAAGGACAAGTGGGAAGGTAGATTCTACTTTGCTGCTTTAGCTCAGAACCTTGAAGATTTCATGACGGTGAGTTATCTCCGTGATGTAGCAATACAAGCGGGCTGGGATACTGAATATATCAATGTTGAAGATATTGGTTGGGACAGCAACAGAGAAAGATTCGTTGACAATAAAGAACGAATGATCTTTAACTGTTTCAAGCTGTATCCTTGGGAATGGATGCTTAAGGAAGAGTTCGGCCAGCATTTATTAAAGAACAGATGCCGTTGGCTAGAAGCTCCTTGGAAAACTCTTTTGAGCAACAAGGGTCTGCTCGCCATCCTTTCGGAACTCTATCCGAAAAGCGAGTATTTGTTAAAAGCTTCTCTTGAGCCTCTTAGCTGCAAATACATCAAGAAAACGATGCATGGCAGGGAAGGTGCAAACGTAGAAGTTATTGATAAGGGCAGCACTCTTATCAAGACGGAAGGTCCATACAAGGGGCCGTTTGTCTATCAAGAGTTCAAGGAACTGCCAAACTTTGACGGTAACTATCCTGTTATTGGCAGTTGGATGGTGAATGGTTTTGCTTGTGGAATTGGTATCAGGGAAGATGTGAATCCTATTACTCAGAACACAAGCAGGTTTGTGCCACACGTTTTCTCTTAATATGTTCGATGACTCGTAAAATAATAGATTTTATCTACCTAGTTAGCGGTACAAAATTTTACTTGGAATGGTTGTTAATTACTAATCCAACTTCCAAGAATCCGTTAATTAGGCTTTTTTGGGGACACATGAAAGAGGGCTACACAGCAAAGTCCCCAAAAATGCGGTTGGCACAGGCTTATTCATTAGGTTTTTTGCATCTTTTTATGGGGATTTCGTTCTGGACAATTGACCTGATAAACATTCTTGTAAATTTTTACCCTGTTTTGGTACAGATTTATATTGGATATCGGTGTCACTGTGTTATAATAAGACGAGCCTACAATAAAAGCAAGCGGTGCTGTGAGGCACCGCTTGCTTCTTATAGGAGGTAAGCGACCGACAAGCTAATATAGTAAGCGATTGTAAATTTATGACAAGTTGCAAATTCAATAAAAAAAGTTTACTCACCGTTAGGTGGAACCCTGCTAAAAAGAAAGATGAAGAATACGTTGCCAAACATCCAATTATGCATATTAACAATATATGCGAATTCGATGAAGGCGTTACCCTGAAAACCATAATGAATGTGGTCGCCAGTGATGAATTGCTGACCAAAGTGGTGGCCTTTTACTCCTCAGTCAACAACATAGAAGATTTTCACAAGGAAGTGAATAAAAAATGTACAAATAAGGCTAAAGAAGTAGATTATTTGGAAATTTACAGGTCTGGGCAGATTTACGATGGTGAAATGTCTGTCTGGACTGATTGGCACGGAGTAAATACCAAGGAAAAATGCGAACATTGTGGAAAAAAGGACTGGCCAGATCATGGACATTACATATCCTACTCCTATACTCCTGTAAATGAAGTTGCCCATTTACCAATCCGACTCAATGAAAGATTCATTCTGCGAGAAGACTATGAAAAGGTTGTATTAGATGTAAACCAGAAGTTTACGTTGATTGAAGTGTTAAATGCGATTTACTACGATATTTCTTTTCATGGTGGCCCTAAAGATCGAGATAAGTTTCTCGATGAAACAAACGAACAAGTCAAAAAGATTAAAAAGGAGTTGTAAAATGTGCATTTTCAGTGGCAAGGTCGAAGAAGTTGGTGATACCAAGATTTTTGCCAGACTTAAAGACGAATTGCAGTATCTTGTGTACGAAATGAGCGTGCAAGCACAAAAAGACGTGGCGATGATCCTGCCGCTTCCTGTATCCTCTCATGCAGAAGATGCAGTCAAGTTCATCAGTCTTGAAAAATATCCAAAGTTCTTCAAGGACATGGCCAAGAGTTTTGAGCGTGCAACCAAGAGCCTTGGGGCTAGGGGCATTGGTTGTGCCAGTTTTTCACCTTTGATTGTGCATGATGTTGGTGACTTTATTGCCTCATTCGTACCGAATCGTGCAAGCTTTTTACGGCTGGATCAGGTGTTCAGACTGCCTGATGAAGCTTGGAATGCTCTACCAGACTACAGCGAGTATGGATATGCTGTATTTCAATTAAAGCCTGGAAAAAAGCAAGACATTCATCCGATGGCATTCTCTTTCCCAACTCGCCATAATAACAAGTTATTCTTCCCCACCGTGCATTTGCATGATGGAAGATTCCATGAAACTGAAATTTTCGATCATACGATCTATTGGCAGGGCCAGCACGTTAAGAGTCCTAGATACGTTGAGAGAAGCAACGCAAACCTGAGACAATTCGTCAATGAAGAAAAGTCAAAGGGAATTGTTGCTGGTAGTGAACTTGGCTATCAGATGCATTACAATGGCAGATCACCTAACGAAGATATTCTCATAGAACTTGCTTAAACTAAAGACGGGGAAGCCAAAGGAATAATAGTCTCTGGCCAAACCTTACTTTGGTCATGTTTAACTGCTAACAGAAGTGAGATGAGTGCTGTATTATCATGTGCAGCAATCATTTCACTCCTGTTTTGAAGTAAAGTATTGCTGTAAACAGGACTTACGGCTTTTGAATGAGCGATAGTAATGTGTGGAATTCCGTTATTGATCGGTAATTTAGGGTTTGAGGAAACTGTCACAGCACAGCAATTGTCGTCGGACGCAAAATTTAGAACATGCAATTCAACTTTCTGCCCCATAAACTGTTGTAGAGCTTGCATATCTGCTGCTTGTGGTTTGAACTTAACGGTCATGTGATGGGCGCGAAAATTCCAATCTGTAGGGATATCTCTACCGTTTTGCTCCATAAACAGCTTTCTTGCTACACCAATCAGGTGATTTTGGCTAATTTTTTCAAGAACGCAGCCAATGTAAGCAAATTGTCTTGCATCAGGGGTCATTTGTTGCTCCATTTCAGTGAGCCAAATTGAGAATTTCATTTGCCTTATATAGGGTAGCACGGTTATAATGTTTCGTAAAGGAGAAATTTCTGTGAAGACTCTCCAAAGTAAAAGGGAAATTTCTATGAAGAACTTAGACCTTGTTAGGGTGCGGCACACCATGTTATTGGGTGTGCATAACCAAATGAAAAATTACCTTGAATGTCTCGAAAGGGGCTATCTTGGTAATATGACTGAAAAAGAAAAAGAATTTACAGATGAGTTGAAACAAACTATGTTAAAAATAGAAAATGCATGTTGGGATTATTTTGAAGAAGAAGGGAGAATACTAGGAGAATGATGTTTAACCTATTGCCACTTTTCACAGGATTGATGATAGCAATGTTTCCATTGGATGTTGATATCAAAATGGAACATAAAAACGATTATTATAATGTAGACACAATATGCAAGGTTACAAAAGCTGGAGACACCCACAACTACTTCTATTCCATCAAGAATAATGGTAAGTCTTCAGTAAAAGTTAAATGGGGGTTGCTGAACAAAGCATTGAATTTAGGCCAAGATGTGGATATGATGTGGGATATTGAGCCTGGTGAGATTATTAATTTTATGCTTGAGCATCCCGATCCACCACAAATGGTTGGCGAAAAATTACTAGCACATACAGTTGCTAAAGAGTTTAAACCGCCAAACTTACCTAAAGGCGTGAAATTGGATATGCCAAAAGCGAGTCTTTATCGTGTGGATGTAAGTTATGGGCAAGGTGCATTGCCCAAGAGTTTTATACCTGTTTTTCAAAGAAGGAATTAACAATGCCTTATATTAGATTAGCTGGAAGAAATCGTTTAGACAATGGTTTGCACGCTATGTTGCAATACATGCCTGTAGATGCTGGTGAATTGAATTATGTGTTAACAAGAATTTGTGACACATTTATTAATACAAAAGGTAAGAATTACCAAAACCTCAACGAAGTGGTTGGTGCAATTGAATGTGTAAAGCAAGAGCTTTACAGGCGTGTGATTGCGCCTTATGAGAATACAAAAATTGATGAAAATGGGGATGTTTATGGAATCATCACATCAAAGCCTAAAGCACCAGAGTTGCCAAAGTAATTGATTAGAAAATTCCTGAGAAGATTAATTAAGCAGGATGGTAAAAAATTACCATCCTGCTTTTTTTATTGGACTAATATATAAGGTATGGCAGTTACAGCAAAATGGATTTATACAGCCAATCAAGTGGTGACGATCACTATAGCAAGTTTAGCTAACTTTGGGTTAGCTGTATCTAATGCTATTGATAACTCGACAACTGGCTATATGTCAATGGATTTACAAATACAAGTAAGAACTGGTGCAACAGTTGCAACTGGAGGGTTATTTGACAGTGCAGGCATTGGTATTTATTTGTTAAGAACAACAGATGGAAGCACTTCTGGAGTATTTGACACTGTTTTAGGGCCAGGACAGTCAATTGTAAGTGCTGCCACCATAAAAGCAAATAATCCTGAATTGTTAACTGTGATTTACACTCCTGCAATTAACACCACTTACAGAGGGAGTGCCAGAATTGAGAATCTGCCAGCTATATTTAAATTCATGGTATACAATGCTACTGGTGGAGCATTAAACTCTACTGGTAGCAATCATTATATAAAATATGCTAGCAAACATTTACAAGTAGTCTAAGGAGGAGAATGCCAGTCGCCAAGCAAGTTTATACACCAAATCAGACAGTCACAATAACCTTAGCTAGTTTAGCTAATGGTAGTACAGCGGTATCTAATGTTATAGATAACTCTACTAATGGTTATTTATCAGCAGAATTTCAAATAAAAATAATGACTGGAACCGTGGCTGGTGTGCCAACTGTATCTGTTTACATTTTAAGATCGGTTGATGGTGGCACCGATTATGATGATTCCACCAACGTAAATAACCCAGAATTAATGAGACAGATTAGCACCCCAAGCTCTACAACCGCTTATACAAGTAGTGTAAGAGTAGAATCTCTACCACAATACTTCAAGATTATGGTTGTTAATAACACAGGCGGTGCATTAGATTCTACGGGCAGTAATCATTATGTTAAATATTGTGCTAAAACCATTCAAATTGCATAAAGGGGAATTGTGGCTGTAACAGGAGTACAAACTTATACATCAAATATTGATTTGAGCATCAATCTAAATGGTTTAGCCAATCTAGCCACTGCTGTATCTGATGCTTACGACAATAGTGTGACTGGATATATGACATTAGAGGTTCAGTTTACAGTAACAATTCCTATAGCTGCAACTGCTCCTACGAGTAGAACTCCATACGTTTATTTATATTTATTAAAAAGTGTAGACGGGGGTGTAACCTACGATGACCCTGATATCAATAATGCGGAATTGTTAAGGGTGCAATGGACAAGAGCCGCTGCAACCAATACAGCAAATCAATATATTGGTAGTGTATTAGTGGATTCAGTCCCACAATTTTTCAAGTTTATGGTTTATAATTTGACTGGAGATGTTATTTGCCTAGCACGTCCTAAAGCAATTACGAGTGGTACAGACGGCAATTTATGGATCAATGATGGGTTTGAACAAAGATTATGGAAGGTTACTACGGCAGGGGCAGTTTCTTGGTACAACAGTCAAGCCGATGTGACTTTTGGTTTAGGCCCACAAACTAATGTTACGTTAGGGGATATAACAGTTGGTTCTGATAGTAATTTATGGATTACAGATTTTTATAACTATAGAATTTGGGAGACTACAACTGTTCCTGCTTTCACAGATCATTCTCCAATTTCACCACAACCAAATGGCATATGCGACGGCACTGCCATAGATGGTAATTTATGGATGTGTGATAACCTTGGATACGTTTGGAAAATGACAACCGCAGGTGTTGCTACGCCTTATTTATTAGGCATTGCCGCCCCACTTTCAGGTATTTGTGCTGCTTCTGATGGTAACTTCTATGTTTGCGCTAGGGACGGTTATGTTTGGCAAGTGACGCCTTCTGGAACAGGCACTCCATATTTCATAGGGGGAATTTTCACAGGTATTGTTGACTATGCTGGTGATTTGTGGGTTGCTGATGCAACTGGTTTTGTGTGGCAAGTAACATACGGTGGGAGTGGAACTTCATATGCATTGACAGGTGGAACTCCAACAGGGATTTGTTTCAGTCCTTTTGATGGTAATTTATGGTTATGTGATACTGCTGCAAGCGGTCAAGTGTGGCAAGTAACAACAGTTGGTGTGGCAACGGCGTTTTCACTAGGCTCTCTCGCAATTCCAACAGGAATTTGTTATTTTGGTGATTTGTGGGTATCGGACCAACTTGGCAAAGTCTGGAAGGTGACACATGCTGGTACGCCTACATCCTATACCTTATCATTATCTAATTGTGAACCAATGGGTATTTGCGAAGGTCCATTTGATGGTAATTTATGGGTTGCAGATAAAGGTGGAGCATCATTTGGCAAAGTCTGGAAGGTCACAACTTTAGGCGTAGGCACGCCTTATTTTGTGATTACATCACCACTTAGTTCCCCAAGAGCAATTTCTAGAAGTTTAACAGACTTTAACTTATGGGTAGCAGACTTTAGAAATCATGGAATTAAGGTCACAACTGCTGGTGTTTCAACCGCATATAATCTAATTTCATTTTTAACCCCTAAAACTATATGCGAGGCATCTGATGGTAATTTATGGATGGCTGATGGACTTTCGGATTATGTGTGGAAAATAGATATCACTACTGGCGAGACAATATTTTATGTTCAACTCCCTAGTGCTGTTATATGGGACATTTGTAATGGCCCAGATGGTAATTTGTGGGTAGCTGACAATGCTAGTTTGGTATGGACTGTGGACGTTACAACTGGCGTGGCTACGTCTTATTCACTACCTTCTTCAACCCCTTACGGCATCTGTAGTGGTCCAGATGGTAATTTGTGGGTAGCTGACGGTGTGAGTGCAGTTTGGAAAGTCACAACTGCTGGAACGCCTACATCATATGCTGCTACTGGACTATTTCCTCGCGGTATTTGTGAAGGTCCAGATGGCCTTTTGTGGGTAACGGATGCAACTGATAAAGTATTTAAAATAACTACTGGCGGATCAATATCAGCTACCTATACTTTAACAGGAGCTAATCTAAACGACACTACAAACATTTGTGAAGGTCCAGACGGCAATTTGTGGGTTAATGATTATAACGGCAAAGTGTGGAAAGTAACTACCAGCGGAGTTGGAACATCTTACACGCTTAATGTTGACACAGTTATAACTATATCAGGTAAATATGATACTTATTCATAAGGAGGAAAATGCCATTAATTAGAGGAGCTAATGTAACATTTACCTCTGGCAATGATAACTGTTTGGATTTTGTTACAGACGGCACATACATCTACAATACCAGTGCGCCAGCAGCGGCAGCAGGTAGAGTAGTGAAGACTACTATTTCACCTTTTGCTCAAACTGCCGTCGCAACTCTTAGTAAAGAAAACACACTTGCTTGCACTGTTTTAGGTGGATATGTATTTACAACTCATTCGGATTTACCAATCACAGATGCTAACGCAGGCGTAGTCATTAAAACTGACACTTCTACCATGCTAGAAGTGACTCTCACAAATCTATGGTCGCCTGGCCCTGGTAGTCGAAGACAATCTGGAGCCATTTATAATGATGGCACTTTTCTTTATGTCGGTAGTAGCGCGTATAGCCCAACAGTAGGCGTTTGGGTAAATACTAAAACTACCCAAATGGACACAAGCTTCGGATCACAAACAGAAGTCACATTGCCAACAAAAGGTACTACATACTCACCGCATGTTGTAGACGGCGATGGAAGTCATGTTTATTTTGGTATAGATAGCGCTGATGGCGTTATAGAAGCAAATAATACTGTAGTTAAATTAAGTACAAGCCCGTATGCTTATGTCAGTAGTTTTGAAATTCCATATACAGTGGGAAGTTGGACTGGTTTTTGCTGTGTACCACCCAAACTATATGTTGGTGTTCAGCCACAAATAGGATTATCACCAGACTTAGATGCACCTGGCTGGGTATATCGTATTAACACTGCTGATATGACTTTAGATAGGATAGTTATTACACAAGACAGCGGTGTTGGTGGAATTCTATGTGCTAATGGTCTTTTGTATGTATCAAGTCTTACAGGTGGAACTTTATGTGTGTATGACTTGGGGACTTACGATAGAGTGGGCACTATACAATTTACTAGTGATGCTGGAGGTAGTGGCTCTGAGCAACCAACTATTGGTCTGTTTGGGCCTAATACCAATAACACAGTTATATATTGGGGATTATATGGAACTAGTCCTGGTGGTATTCAGCAAATAAAAAATGTTTATACGGGAGCAGCTGTTTCCACATATCCACAAACACAACAACCAACTGTTGGCAGCGGAGGTGTGCCTGGACCTAATTCGCCTAACATTCCATCAACTAAAAAAGATATTTCAGCAAGAACTGGTCAAACTGGTGGCGGTGGCAGCAACACTGGTGGCAATAACCCACCAGGCAGTACATCTACTGGCATTACGTCCACCAATGCTATATTACAAGCATCAGCGATGGGCGATCCACACTTCTACGGCTTTGAAGGAGAAAGTTGGTTCTTTAATGGAGACATAGGTGGCTGTTATAATCTGTTCTCAGATGAAGGAATTCAGATTAATTCGTTATTTAGATATTGGGAGACAAGTGGCGGCAATAATTTTACCGCTATGGAAGAAATTGGGGTGACAATAATCACTAGTAAAGTTCCTAAAATTAAAAACGCTAAAAAGAATTTGATTAAAAAAACCAAAGGTGAATCCATTAAAATTAAAATTACGGCAAATCATGGGGTGGCTGTAAATAACGAATTAGTGTGTGATTCTTTAGACCCTATTCTTGAATTTATAAATGATCCAAAAGAATACTTCACCAAAGAAGAAATAGATAAGTTTAATCGCACAGAGGGATATGGAGTGTTCCTGAAAGCTTGTGTTATTCGTTTCTGGCCATACCACTTCATAATAACACAGTCCTCAGACGGTGTAAACCAGCCATATCTCAATATAATTGCTAGACTGGATGGGACTTCCGCAACTAGACCACATGGGGTTATTGGACAAACGGCTGATTATGATAATAAGCCTAAGCCACATTGGGATGGAGAAGAAAATGATTATAAAGTAAGTGATCTATGGAGTAGCGATTTTAAATTTAATAAATTTGGAGGATTATAATGCCAGCACCTATATTTAATAATAAGCCTCCTAGAGGATGTGTAGGAATTCCTTATTCATTTACCTGGGGTACTACACCTTCGGCTGCTGTGCAATTAGTGGGAAATTTACCGTCTGGCTTAACCATGTTAGATAATACAATTTCTGGGGTTCCCGATAAAATCGGTGAGTGGCCATTGACTGCTTTAACAGTAACAGATACGCCAGCAATTAAAACATTCTCTATTATAATTAGTCCAAAAATCTTCAAAGGTTGTTATTTGCAAGAATAAAAGTTGCAAAGTCATTCCTAGCTTGGTAGAATAAATTCATGAATAATGATGAAAAAGCCCTCCGCAAGCTCCTAGCTATTGGTGAATGGGTAACAACGACGCAACTGGATGCAATTCTCTTGGAAGTCTGGGGAAATACCTACGATGCTGGAATGCACTGCAATTCATTAATGCGTCGTGGTTTCATAAACTACATGTCTGATGGTGATTGGAAGCTGGAGATTACCGAATTTGAACTTAATGAACTCACTGGTAGCAACGGTAAATAGACTCGCTGAAGAGTTTGATTACTGGACGCTTAAATTACCAGCCAAAGTTTTGTCGGAAGATATACACAAACATTTGGGCTGTTGTATCATTCAATGGCCTAAAGTATTTGTCATGGAAACCGATAACAAATACAAAAGTGTAATGTCCACACTTGATTTCGCTGGATTAAGAGTCCGCAATAACAAGGTGACAATAGAAAAAGATGACCCTTTCATAGTAACTGGTGAATTTTCCGAAGCTAAGTTCGCTGTTTACGGTACGGCACTTTTGGAAGAACATAACATTGTAGAATGGATGGGGGATAAAGTTCTAGAACACTATGGTTGGGTATGCATACTGCCTGAAACCAGAGTAAGAAGATTAACAAAAAAGGAAAAAGAATTATATGAGAAAAGTAGTTGTATTTAGCGGTGCTGGTCTTTCCGCAGAATCTGGAATCCCGACTTTTAGGGATTCTAATGGACTTTGGGAAAACCATAAAGTCGAAGATGTTGCCCATCCAAGTGGCTGGAAAAAAGATAAGAACTTAGTTCTTGAGTTCTACCGTCAACGCTTTGAAAGTGTTAAGAATTGTGCGCCCAATGAGGCACATAAGAGTATTGCACGCCTCCAAGACAAATTTGAAGTTGTCAATATCACACAAAACATTGATGATTTACTTGAAAGGGCTGGCTGTAAAGAAGTTCGACATTTACACGGTAGTATCAACAAGCGTAAATGTGAATGGCATACTTCCTGCTGCATGTTAGACGGTGATCTAAATTACACTTGTGATTACGCAACAGACCACACAGAAGCTGTAAAACTTGGTGATTTGTGCCCAAAATGCAATGGTCAACTACGTCCAGATGTGGTATGGTTTGAAGAACCTGTTGCTTTTGAATTCGAGACAATGCGAGATTTAGTTCGGGAAGTCAAATACAACAATGGTGTATTCATCTGTATCGGGACTTCAGCACAGGTCCACCCAGCAGCAGCGTTGATTCCATTATTTGTTCAAGTAGCCAATAAATACATTATTGACTTGAATGCTAGACCTATTGGCAATTACACATTGTTGAAGGGTAGTGCGAGCGAGAAGATGAAGGAATTGGCGGATAAGCTTTTGGAGGTATAATGGCAGAATTCGTAATTGTTTATACCTGGCCTGATGGACGTGAGGAAGTCCGTTATCGCCGCGTTCCTAATTCCCCTGAAGCCAAGGAATTAATGGACGAAGTAGATGTTCTGAAAGTTCGTTTGGGTGAAGAATGTCCCTATTCCTATAGAGTGGAGGAATAATGAGAGTTTTATTTGAAGTTATAGAAAAGATGTTGCCTCTTATACCCAAAAATAAAAATAATTTCATTCAATCGCTTGAGTCAATTAAAGTCAGTGCTGCATTTGCTCCTCCTGAAATGATGCATTTCTGGTGGAAAAGTTGTTCAGAAGTTTTATATGATTACATTCCAGACGATCCCGAACCTAACGGAGAGGATTGGGAAAAAGAACTTATTAAAATCTGGCAGGATAAACCATGAAAGTTTCTGACTATTACCCCGAAGAAAAAGCAGTCGGCCCACATAAAAAGTTTATGATGTTCTTTACCGACGATAAAGCACCTTGGGAAGGTGGTAATGTCGAATTCGGTTTAGAATTCATAGGTTGTACAATGCTATGTTCAACCTATAATCATATGATGCGAGTTCTTAAAAGCCGCCCAGAAGTCCTAGAATTCAGAGAAAAATGGAATAAAGAAATCACTCCAGAAGACCTGGATGCTTTCATTCATTGGTACATCAAAGAAGTGCAAAAGCCCGATGTATCTCCAAGTCCATATGATGACATTTTCAGTGCTATCGCTCTCGCTCTTGACCCATTCTATGAGACTGATAAATTAGCGAAAGAATATATTGGCAACCTTGCAAAGTGCAAGGGTGGCAAAATGAAGTGGATAGCTAATGAAATAGTAAAATCACATAATCAATGAGGCTCAAATGAAATACGTTTCAATAGATTTGGAAACCACTGGCCTTAATCATGAAAAATGCTCTATCCTTGAGTTTGCTGCGGTAGTTGATGACCTGAATGTGCAAGAACCAATTGAAAAACTACCCAAGTTCCAAGTCTATGTAATGCAGGATTATTACACAGGTGAACCTTATGCTCTTGCAATGCATTGTGATAAACTACAAAAAATAGCTAATTGGCGAACCAGTGGCATTGATGTTTGCACCCCTGAAACATTGGTTGCTAAGTTTCAAACCTTTTTATTGACATTTGGCTACAGGGAAACCCTGCGAACCCAATCTTATTTGAAAGATGGGTATATCAAGATCAATGTTGCAGGCAAGAACTTCGCTAATTTTGACAACAGGTTCCTTGAAAGACTGCCAGATTATAACAAGCTTATCAAAGTGGGTCACAGAATTTTAGACCCTGTGATGCTCTATTTTGATCCTAAAAAAGATATTGACCATCTTCCAAGTATGACTGAATGTATGGAAAGAGCAGGTATCGGTGGCGTTGTTCCACACTCTGCCCTGGAAGATGCTATGTTAGTCGTTCAACTCATAAGGAAGAAATTTCCAATCAAAATTGATAAATAACTTATGGAAACACAAAGCCGTTGGAATGGTATTTCTCGCCCTTATAACGTAGAACAAGTCAGAAAATTACAAGGCTCTTTTGTTGAAGAACATAGTCTTGCAAGATTAACTGCTGAGAAGCTATGGGAGAGGCTTAATGATAAGCCTTATGTACATGCTTTAGGAGCGGTTACTGGAAATCAAGCCATGCAAATGGCTAAAGCAAAATTGCCTGCTATATATTGTTCTGGATGGCAAGTCGCTGCTGATAACAACGACTCAATGCAAATGTACCCAGACCAATCTCTCTATGCGGTCAATAGTGTTCCTAATTTAGTACGCAGAATCAATAATTGCTTAAAGAGAGCAGACCAGATTCAGTGGATGGAAGTCAAAGATGGTGGCAAATTTACCACTGATTATTTTGTACCTATTATAGCTGATTGTGAGGCTGGTTTTGGTGGTCCACTTAATGCCTACGAACTAACCAAGGCAATGATAGAAGCGGGTGCTGCGGGAGTACACTTTGAAGATCAACTCTCATCAGCTAAAAAGTGCGGACATTTGGGAGGCAAGGTACTGATACCTGCCTCCCATTTCATTAAAACCTTAGTGGCTGCACGTTTAGCAACCGACGTTCTCAATGTACCTACTATCATAGTCGCCAGAACTGATGCTGATAGTGCTAAACTGCTCACTTCCGACATAGACAAGAATGACGCTCCATTCCTTACAGGTAATAGGACTGATGAAGGTTTTTATGAAATAACTGGTGGGTTAAATATGGCAATCGCCAGAGGTCTGGCATACGCCCCATTTGCAGACTTAATCTGGTGTGAAACCTCTCATCCAGACTTGGAAGAGGCTAGAAAGTTTGCAGAAGCTATCCATGCAGTATATCCCAACAAAATGCTAGCATATAATTGCAGCCCATCATTTAACTGGAAAAAGCATTTGAATGAGAGTGAAATTTTCAACTTCCAGGCAAGGCTGGGACAGATGGGTTATAAGTTCCAATTCATCACACTTGCTGGTTTTCACTCATTAAATCAAAGCATGTTTGACCTAGCATTAGAATATAATAAGCGTGATATGGAAGCCTATGTAGACTTGCAAGAAAAGGAATTTGATCTACAACATGATGGTTATACAGCTACCAAGCATCAAAGAGAAGTCGGCGTTGGATATTTCGATTTAGTGGCAGAAACTATCGGTTCTAAGCTAACAGCATTGAAAGAATCCACTGAGGCTGAGCAGTTCCATGCGTGAACCAACAAACGGTGAATACTTGCATAATGGTATTCATGTTCATAAGCTAAACGTGGATGAAGCACAACCCTGGATTGCTTCAATTCGCATCGGACCTTGGTATTATTGCCAAGGGGGACATGATAGAGATAGTGCCATTGAAGCTCTATTTAAACACATGAACAATATTAAAGTGGAGTTTGAGGATAGGTTAGAACGAGATAAAGAACGCCTAAACATTTTGTTAGAATTTATCAAAACTGAGAAACAATTAACTTGATAGCTTTGCAGTTATATTCCGCTCTTTTTTTCATACTTGCCATCCCAGGAGTTTCAGTAACGATATAAGGAATGGCATGATCTAAATACACCTTATCTTCCAGGGTGTTCTTATCTGATATTGGGTCAAAAACAAGTCCTTCCTCGATCTTATCGCCCCAGCAATCCTTTTTTCCAAATATAGGAAAATACTTCTTCGCCAAGTCACGGAGGTCTTCTGCTATTTGCTTATATTCAGTATGATAGCAATACCAACTTCTAATCCTACCATCTTCGTGTAAACTATGAAGTAGTGACATGTTCTCGTCTTTAATGGCATCCCACACGATTTTGCAGTCACCCTTCAATTCTTCATCCATGAAATGACGGTTCATATCTACGCCGTCAGAACACCATCTCTTATTTCTCTTAAAGCCATGCGGGTTAGCTAAAGGAATTATAACAAGCTTTTTGTGTTTTGGAACATAAGGTTTGTTTTTTATGAATTCCAAAACCCCGTAAGGGCCACCTTTTTCATCTCCATGCAGTCCAGCAACGCAGCATAATGTCTTTTTGGCTTTTGGATTTATGACAAGTTTGAAAATCTGTTCACCGTCACTTGTACCAATTTGGGTCAACTCCCCATAACCTTTGCTTGCTTCAATAAGGTCTTGGTTGAATTGCAAAGATTCCTTATTATTGACGAATTCGTTGAACATATATCTATTTAGAACATCTAAATAACAATATGGACAGAAGTTCGACAATTTGGTAAAATTACGATATGAACACGATACTAAAAGTTAATAACGATTTCACTTACTTGATTACTTCCGACACAGTTTTTAGAAACAAATTGTGGGAAAAGATGCGATTTCGTCAAAGGAATTACTTCCACACACGGGCCTATCAGAACGGTATTTGGGACGGTTACATCAATTTCCTTGACAAAAAAACTGGTAGATTCCTCACAGGTTTACTCCCAGAAGTAAAACTAGCACTAAATTACTTCAAAATCCCTTACGAAATCCATGATGAAAGGAAACAATTAGAGTTTGTTCATGAATCCATAGATAAAGATTTCTTAAAGCAATGGACTCCTAAAGGTTCAGAACCTCTTGAATTGTATGATTATCAAGTAGACTTAGTTAATCAGGCAATAAAGCATAAAAGAGGCATTGTCAAAGCACCTACTGCCGCTGGTAAAACAGCCATAATGATATCTATATTGAAATCACTTCCTCCAAATACACCCACTTTATTCCTTGTGAACAGGAAGACGCTAGTATCCCAAAACTATAAAGAAATGATTAAATGGGGGTTGGAGAATGTAGGACGTTTCAACAGTGATTATCACGAACCTAATCTAATAACATGTGCTAATGTTCAGTCATTACACTACTTAGATCGACTGTTACCAATGTTTAAAGTTTTAATAACAGACGAAATCCATATGATGACTAACAATAGCGGCATCAAAGCTTTCAAAAAACTCACAGGCACTTCTATAAGAATTGCAGTCAGTGCGACTCCATTCAAGTTTGGTGAGAAGGATCATGTTCAGAAATATACAGTTAAAGGATATTTTGGGCCTTTATTTGAAGTGGAAAGCGGCATAGACGGTAAGTTGACTACTTCCATGTTGCAGGACAGAGGTATGTTATCAGGGTCTATCTGTAGGTTTTACCCTATTGATGAACCGCAGATACCTTACGATATATGGATGGATGCGGTTACTAATGGTATTGCTAACAACTTTCATTTCCATAAAATTGTCACTAAACTAGCTGCTAAACTAGATGGCAGAACATTGATCTTGGTTGACAGGATTGCTCATGGTGATGCATTGAACAATCTTATACCAAACTCTTTGTGGGTGCGTGGTGAGGATAATGAAAAGACCAGAGAATATGTTATTGAAAGACTGCAAAGCGAAAAGAACAAAGTAGTAGCTATCGCCACTAGGCAGATTTTTGATACAGGCATTAACTTCTTTGTACATAACATCATCAATGCAACAGATGCTTCATCAGAGCATGGTGTTGTGCAATTGACTGGACGTGGTTTAAGAAAAGCTGAAGATAAGAGTATATTGAACTACTATGACTTCATTTTTAGGATTAACCCTTACTTGGAAGATCATTCTAATGATAGGATTAAGATTCTGAAGAAAGAGAATCATGAAGTGGTAGTGATGGATGCTATAGACTTTTGAGAACACTGTTCAAATTGTACAAATCATATTCTAATAACTTGTCGATTTGTTCTTTATTGGAAACCAAGAAGCCAACATTCTCAGCTATTTTATTAACTTCCTCACCGATGTTTTGCCCATAATTACCAATAACTTCCTCATCAGGCAAAACATCTCTTATGAATCTATAGACGACCTGACCTGCGTGTTGGCTTCTTTTATTGATACCTTTGTCAAATACAAGTTCACAGTTCCTTAATTTTAGATCGTCACTATGGTTGACCATACCGCCAAATCCCATAGGGACTATTTTGGCGTTCATTTGAGGACTGCCAGCGAATTTATAACGCTTGGCATACTCAGTACATTGGTCAGCAATACCTTTAGCTTTTACATAAACGCCAATAATCTCTAGCCAATCGCCTTTCTTGATATGTGTTTTTGCAAAGCAACCATAGCCAGCGTTTGGCATGGTTGATGGAGCTATATAAAACCTTTCATCAGTTTCTTCTACAAATATCATTGTTTAAGCCAATCTTGTGCCCATTCTACTGCTTCTTCAGCCTTTTGGTGCCAAAGAACGTTTTCTACTTGACGAGTCTTTATAAGCCTTACTAGGCTTTCTAGCTTATCCCGCTGTTCTTTATGGGAGGAAACCCATTTTCCAGGTTCCGCCTCACTCCAGACTTCTTGGATGCCTAATGTATTGAAAATAACCGTTACATATTCAGGATCAGACTGTCCATTTGCTATTTTGTCGTCAAATTTGGTTACAGGCTTGTAGAGCTTACCAGCCTTTCTACATTCATAATACTTTGAACAATTAAGCATCATCAGGTCTTTGTTTGGCAGTTCAGGGTCTGCGCCAATCTTTTCTGGCAGTAGACCATAGAGATACATTTGGTCATCTAACCAGCAGTTATCATCACCTTTTTGGTCCCTGTGAACGCGGATTCCATCCCTTAATTTCTGAGCTTCATTTTGAAGGTCGAAAATGGACATGTTTTCAATGTCTTTATCCATTGATGTAACCCTCTTGAATTGCTTGATTGATTTCCTGTAAAGATACTTCTCTTCCCAAGAACTCAGAAAAGCATTTAGTAAAATGTTGGAAAATACTGCCGATGTAATTATCTTTCATTTCTGGATCATTTTTGATCTGGAATTGCACCATTTTAACGAAATCTGGTTCAATACTCCAGTCAAAAGCTTCATTATCCACAACAATATAGTTTATATTTTCCAGCATGACCAAATTGACTTTTTTGACTTTGTTCTTTGACATAATGCGTGCCTTATAAGCAAGTAATGAGCCATGCTATGACTGATTGCAATGATTCCTTTTTTAGGACTTGTATTAGCAATATGTACCATATCCGCCAAATATTGACTTCTTTCATCTTGTGTACATTTAATGTTGAGATTGGTCAATACTTTTTCTGCTAATTGGTGGAATTTCTTCCTGTTAAGCCAGTGATTTTTCATGATATAAAATAGTAAAGGCCAGCGAATTTCGCTGGCCTTTAGTTAATAAGGATTTAAGATTAGCTGAATAGGTCTACACCAAATTCTGCACCGTTTACGCCTGCTGGCAACCATGCAGCTACTGTGGACGGGTCTTGTTCCCAGATAACGCTAAACTCCTTAAAGGCGGTGTCGTTGATTGTAACTGCTGAAGATAAGTAATCTGTTGCAGCAATACGAATTAAGGACTTGATAGCGTGTGTTGTTGAGTCAGTGTTTCGGCACCAGTAGTTGCAAGATACACCTGCAATGCTGCCTGTAATCTTGTTAAGCGAAGAACATTCAAAGCTATCATCCTCGCCAGGAGTGTTAGATTGAGTATACAATCCATCATTCAAAACCTGAACGCACTCAAAGTTTGGTGTACCTACGACATTAACACCCCACTGAGTATAGAACCCAGCCTTAATAACGTTGACTGGCTCAATCTTCATGTCACCCAAGAAGTCATTATTAACAACACCAGAACCATCGTTAATGTAGAAATCGTCAATCTGATAAGACCCACCAATACCCACAGCAGCTGGACCACGGAAGCCAATGTTATTAGCATACCCGTTAGCAGTTACTTGTGTATTACCAACGAAAGTCGAGTCAACCGTAGTGTTGACATGGATTTCTACTGCACCTAATGCTGAGTCAACAGTGCCCTTGATTTCAATATAGTACCAAGCACCAGTTGTAATTGCAAAAGTACCTGTGCATAGGACTGTTGTTCCTCTCATAGCCCCGAAGACCTTCGTGCTAGGATTGAACCAAAGAATAATCTGTGCAGTGGTTCCATCACGAATGTCTACTAAAGGCATGTTAATATTCGATGTTGCTAAGTTTACGTTTTTGAAAGCAAAGCCTACAATCCATTGTCCAGCATTGCCAAGATTTGGAGTAACAAATTGAGTTCCATTTACTTGTAATGCATTTCCAATAGCGCGGCCTGGTTGAAAGGATGCACTAGGAACATTAAATATCGGATATCTAAACTGTAGGAAATTCACTAAGTTAGAATATGATTCAAATCCCTCTACCCATTTTAACGCCATTTTATTTTCTCCTAAAACTTTGGAATCTTATTTATATATAGAGTAGCTGGAAAATATTTAGGAGAAAAAAATGGCACAAGCTTTTTTGGATGATTTCACAATAGAAACCCTTGGTGTAACAACAACTTCAAAAATGGCAAATGTTGGTCATATAGTTATGGAAGTTTTAGGTTACTTTAAGTTTGGCACAGTAGATATTGATCTTTTAGTCATCGAAACCCTTGGTGTAACAGCGACTTCAAAAATGGCAAACGTAGGTCATTTTAATTCTGAAGTAATAGGTCAGTGGGCTGGCTTCTAAACTACTTGGCCAGGTGTAGGCATTCCTGTCTGCATCTGGCTATTTTGTTGCGCCTGCTGCCTCTGAATTGAATTCATAGGATGCGGCACCTTCCCCTGTCCTGGTGGCAATTTAGCTGGTTGGCTATCCGAAGTATCCTGTTGATCCATATCCCCAAAATTTATCTGATTAATAAGATTTGTTAAACTATCCTGCTTATGAGACTTAGCCCAATTCATCAATTCTTCCTTTTTATCATCATCTATCGGCAAACTGGACATAGCATCCATTAGTCTGTTCTGAGGTATTTCATCCAAGCCTATATTCTTATCAAGAGCTTCCTGTGTAAGACCTAATCTGTCTAACAATTTAGATATAAATTCTCTTTTTTCTCTTAATTCTTCTAACCACAACATAAAAGTCTTCATAGTAATATATACCTTAGCAATGAAAAGTTATAAATTTAAAAATTGGATGGAATATGCTGATTTTGGTTTAGATATTACACAAACACCAGCCGCCAAGAATCCAGTAGAACTTTACGATACTCCCATAGACAAGTTAAATGTAGAATATGTTATTAAATCTCTTAAAAATCATAAGTTTGGAGAAAAATCAGCTAGACCAAACGATTTTGCTGGAGAGCTACAATGGGGTGAGAGTGATGGTGCTTTGCAATTAGTTTTCAGTCCATTAGGTGGAGTTAAAGTCGCATTAAGAAAACTTATACACGATCAAGAAGGTAATCCTACTTGGATTTGTAAGAAAGTAATCGAAGTAAGGCACTTTTTTGACGAACATCCAGATAGTTTGAGTTTTCTACTACAAGATTCTCTTAATGAAATGGATCATCAAGGATTAGACGCACCAGAACAGGGTTGGAAAGGGCTTGAAAGACTGGTGCTTAATCTTGCTAGTAATCTGCGAAGAAGAACTACCCAGAAGATTTTCATCTATGAGGGTATTCGCATGATAAAGGAGAATGAGCAATACATTATCCACTTCGGTTGTACAGGGTATGGTAGACAGAGGGCGGGACAAAAGAGACTAGACCAATTTGCTATTCATTGTACTTATAACCCTAAAGCAGGTACGATTTTAATTACTGGAACTGAATTGGGGGATAAACTAGATCAATACCGTTGGATATATGACCCTTCGAATTTTATGGAATACTTTGTGCCAACGCAACATGAGGATGAAATTTGCAAAGCAGTGCTTGCAATGTTGAATTCTTATTGATACAATAGACCAGTTTTTGGGGGTAATACATGAATCTTCTATCCATTGATGATCTGGACCCTATCGCCATCAGAAGTTTATTGCATGTTGCCAGAGAAGCACTTTTCTCCACCAGTCGCCTAAGACACAAAATCTTGGCGACTGCTTTTTTTGAGCCATCTACAAGAACCAAATTATCATTTCATTCCGCAATGATGCAACTAGGTGGCAATGTCATCGACCTACCAGAAAGTTCATCATTAAAAAAAGGGGAGAGTGACGAAGATACAATCCGAACCTTGTCTCAGTACGCTGATTGTGTAGTCATCAGGCATCCAAGAGATGTGAAAGGCTTGGCCAAGTATTCGAGTGTTCCTGTAATTAATGCAGGAGATGGTGGTAATGAACATCCCACCCAAGCATTACTAGACCTGCACACAATGGCAATGTTGGATAAGCCTATTATTAAAATAATGTTTACTGGTGATTTGTATCATAGCCGTACCATTAATTCTTTAGTCAAAGCTCTTTACAAATATTATAATGTCTATGACGCTGAACTTATATTCACCAACGAAATCAACGAAGATTTGAAGCAGTATCCCCACCAAATGATAGATGAAACGGCAATACCTGACTTCATTGATAAAGTTGATGTTCTATACATGGCAAGACCACAAGTAGAAAGACATGCTAAGAAATTAGTAATCAGCAACTTCGTACTGACTAATGAACTAGTAGATAAAATGGCAAAGGATGCAATTATCATGCATCCTTTGCCAAGAACTAAAGAATTGCCACCTGAAATTGACACAAATCATCGTGCCAAGTATTTTGAGCAAGTGAAGAATGGTCTTTACATGAGGATGGCCATTCTGAACCAATTGCTCTAACCTTGCACAATCGGCAGTCTTCGCCCTACTCCAAATGCAACAGGTGTAATCTTGATACCTGGAGCCGCCTGCCTTCGTTTAAATTCGTTTAAGTTAATGAGCCGAATCATCCTGTTATATTCACAGGCATCTTTGTGAATTGGCGAGCTAGCAAACTTCGATACAATCGGGTCATTAACGAAATGCTCTGCTCCGAAACAATAGTCTCGAAATCCTCTGAAGTCAGCAACATAGCTCTCAACGTATGCCTTAACAATGGTATCAAGAATAGGATAAGGCATCAAACTTGCTTCATCAGTTTGCCCTGGAGCAAGTTCGGCACTTGGAGCCTTGGTTAGAATATTCTCTGGGATTAAGTTAGGCGGTCTGCCGTCTTTAACGGGGAACCTACCATTCATATTATAAAACCTAGCCATTTCATAAACCTGCATCTTGTACAAGTCGTTGATTGGACAGAAACCCCCATTCATATCACCATATAAGGTGCAGTATCCCAACGCCAACTCAGTCTTATTGCCAGTCGATAGCAATAAAGCATTAAAGGCATTAGAGAAGTACATCAGAATCATGCCACGCAGACGCGCCTGAATGTTTTCATCTGCAATTGGTTTGGGATTTGGCATCCCTACATTGGATAAAATGTGTCTAACAAAACTGTCATGGTCAATGGGCACCAAATGATCGTGGCACCCAAGGTTGTCATGTAATTCTTTAGCATCATTCTTGGAATGGTCACTGCTAATCACTGATGGCATTCGGATGCCATGAACGTTCTCTGGGCCAATAGCATCACAAGCTATCGCAAGGACAAGTGCGCTATCAATGCCACCACTACTACCAACAACCACCTGCTTAAAGCCAGTCTTCCTCAAATAGTCCTGTAGCCCTAACTTAATGATATTATAAGGTTCATCACGGACAACTGACCCCCACTGATCGAGTTTGTTTGTTGAATCATATTCCTGATACTTGTTCATGCCAGCACAAGCTTTAATCTTGCCCCGTTCTGCAATAAAACTATTTCCATCAAACACTAATTCATCCTGACCACCAATTTGATTGCAGTAGATTATTGTGCCAAGGTCCGCACTTTTGCTAATCATTTCCATCCGTTTCTTGGGCTTATTCCTCACAAACGGAGAACTATTAATGCTAATGATGTTATAAATACCACGCTTACGGTAGTCTTCAAGAGGATTGAATGTATAATTATAATCGTCGCTACCTTTGTCGTTCCAGAGGTCTTCACAGATGCATATACCCCACTTCTGCCCAGCAATATCAATGACGGTCAAAGACTTGCCAGGCTCAAAATAGCGGCCTTCATCAAAAACATCATAAAAAGGCAGGAGGTGTTTTTGATATGTTGCAATAATTCTCTTTTCTTTGATGACAGCAGCCATATTACGAAATGGCTTACCATAACCATCGTAATTACGGTCAATATAGCCAATAATTACAGTTGTGCCTTCATAGTAACAAATCTCGGTAATCTTTTTCAAGCTATCGAGATTTTGTTCAACAAAGCCTCTGCGGAACATCATGTCTTTGCAGAGATAGCCAGGGATCGTCAGTTCAGGAAATACAATAAGATCGTAGTGCCTTTTCTCTTTTTCTGCTGACAACAATGCATCTTCGACTTGTTGATAATTGCCCAAAAAATCATTAGGAGTTGTGTTAATTTGGCACATCAAAGTTTTCATTTAAAACTCCCTTGAGAACAATTTACGAAAATAATCTTCCACTTCTACAGTTATACTAGCACGATACTGCGAAATGTCAACACCATTCATGGCACAGTGCTTTTTCACCCACGGCGATAAAACTGCGTAGTACCCCGACACCTTGCCAAAAGAAACCCAACGCTCTATGTCCTTGGCCATTTCTTTAAATTGGGCTTCATCTTTAATTTTAACATCCAACAATTTTTTAGTTTGCTCAAGCTCAGTCTTTATAGTAGCTGCATCCAGTTTGTCTAATTTAACTTCTTTTAAGGTTTTAGCTTTCTCTATATTATCAAATTTTTTCTTCCACATCTTCCATCGTACCCAGGACTTATCGCCAATGAGACATTGTGCAGCTATAAAAGGATGAGTGTTATCAATTTCAATGGCTTTAAGCATGTGTAGCTGTGCTGTTACATATAATTTATACTCTTTAGGGTCTATTAAACCTTTTGTTTCTCTCTGTAATTTATAACAATATTTGAACAAACTACTATTGCGTGGATCACCTTTTTTTGGATACTTGGTGGTTCTACAATTTGGAAATATCTTTTTTGATAAATTGACCCACAATAGTCCAATCTTGTATGCTAGGGCTTGATCTTCGGGCATGTTGTACTCAACAATAGGGTCCAGATTGTATTCTTCGTCCATGTTGTAATCCTCTCGCATTTAGGTTATAGTGATTTATCAAATATGAAAAAGATTTACATCCCTTCCAATCTGGATTTGCAAAAAATCCTTCCAGAAGAGTATTCAGAAAAGGAACTAGACAAGTTCTATTATCTCATTCATCTGATCTACGAGCAAAGAATACTATACAAAAATCCAGAAGACTTTATACCTTTAAAAGCTGAGTACCTGAGAACAATAATCAGAAACTACAACTATTATAGAAACATTCTTATAGACAAAAACATTATAGAGTGTGATGGCAGGTTCATTAAAGGCGTCAAGTCGATGGGTTACAGGCTGATGCCGCCTTACTCAGGTGTTAAGCATAAGCAAATCTTATTAAAAAACAAGAGGATTATAGAAAATATCGAAAAATGGCGCAAGAGGAGATTACCCACTACCAAAGTGCATATGCATTTATACGACTTCTTGACCAAGGTTGAGATAGATCATCCTAGCGCCTTGTCGTCAATTAGTGGTTTACCTGTGGAAGAGTACAACCCTTGTAGGGTGGCGATAGACAAGTTCTTGAACAAGGAATTTTTCCTGTATTCGGATGAATATGGTAGGGTACATACGAACATTACCAGTTTAAAGTCATCTTTGAGAAAATATCTCACTTTTCAAGGAAAAAAGCTTGTAAATGTGGATATTATCAATTCTCAACCTTTGTTTTTACTGTTAATTCCTTCTATCCTACCTACCATACGCTGTACGTTTTCAAATTGTTTTGAAAATAACACAATGGACATTTTCAAGTACAAGAGCTTCGTGGAGCATGGGGAATTGTACGAGTACCTGATGAGAGAATTTGGCTTTGAGGATAGAAGACAGTTCAAAGAGGCTTTTTTCAGGGATGTTTTCTTTGGTAAGAAGGTGCCTTGGCAGAGAAAGGTTCATTTTGATGAGCTATTCCCTACGGTCGCCAAGATTCTGGATGAAGTAAAGAAAGATGACTATAAGAGTTTGGCTTGGATGATGCAAAGAGCAGAGTCTAATTTGATAATTACACAGATTTGTGGTAGGCTCATGGACGAGCATAAGGATTGCTTCATTTCAACAATTCATGATTCTATTTTGACTACTGTGGATCAAGCAGATAAGATAGAACGTATCATGAAACAAGAATTTCAGAAACTAGGCATTTTGCCTTCCATTAGAGTAGAGTCCGCATGAATCTTATTACACTTGCAGTTAAACTTGAAAGCATTCTACAAGCAAAGGCTTATGTATTTGTAAGCCTTGAGCCAGAGGTAATAGATTTTACGCAAAGTGATTTCTCGTTTAAATTCAAAGTCATATCAGAGTTTGGCAACCTGACCATTGAGGTCAAACCAGACGAATTATTTGAAGTCACTGCATTTGTGAAAACAGCGATTTTCAATAACAAAGAAATTATGATTATTGGCTGGGACTTGAAACCATTGTTTAGTGCGATGCTATTTAAGACAGGGGTGCCGTTCGAGATTGAAAGCAAATTCCTAGATTTAAAAGTTGCTGAGTGTTTCATTGGCATAAGAGAAAATCCACCAACTGAATTTAGTGAAATGAAAGAAAGGGCAAAGCGTGTCTTTGCCGATTCTTCTTGGCCAAAGTTTAAGTCGATCTATCAGCAAATTTATCTGCCACTCATAACTGAGGTTCTACCTTCCATTGAGTGTGAGGGCTTTTTCAATAACCAAGAACGCAAGATGGTATATCCATGCTACGACGTTGTAGGAACAGCTAATGGTAGAATGTCTTGTCATTTGGCTTATGAGAACTGTATAAATCCTCATTCAATGTCAGAAGAACAAAGGTCTATCCTGCTTCCAAAAGGCAGAGATTATACCTTTTTGAATTTGGACTTCAATTCAATGGAGGTTTGTACGTTAGCGTGGTTGTGTGATGATGAGCGTTTGAAGTCAATGACTGACGATGGAAAGGATTTTTATATTTCTTTGTTTCAATTGCTTACGGGCAATGAGTGTAACACGGAAGAGAAAAGGAGCTTTTGCAAAAAGATATTTCTTCCCCTGTTTTACGGGGAGTCAGCTAAAGAATTGGCTAAGAGTCTGAATTTCAGCATAGAAACAGCTTATAAAGTGATTGATAGGTTGAAGAATTTATTTCCGAAGGTGTTCTCATGGGCTGATGAATATCCTCATGAAAATGTTTGTGTGGATTTTTATGGAAGAAAAAGAGTATTTTCTTCAGAGGAAAGTTATAAATACAGAAATTTCATAATTCAGTCACCTGCTGCGATAATCTGTTTGGACAGATTAGTAAGATTGCATCGCAATCTTGGGCATTATGGTAAGTTGGTGGCTCATATTCATGACGGTTACATAGTTAAAGTTGAGAACAAGTACACAGAAATTGTTAAATCACTATGCATTGATTCGTTACAATCAGAGAGTGCGATTTGTCCAGGTTTAAATTTGAGAACTAATTTTAAATTTGGCTTGATTTAACTTTAATTTTATAGTATTGTGTTAAATTGGCAAACATCCCTTCGGAGGTAGAGTGAACAATGGTATTTCTGAAAGCTTCCCAATCTCTAATGAAGAGTATATGAACTTAGACAGAGATTTCGGTAAGTTGGCGAAGAAGCAGGCTTGGGAGTTATTGAGGAAGAACACGAAGAACAATCATACGGATGATTTCGAAGACATTAATCAGGAAGTAATCATAGCATTACTTAGAGCAGGGTCGTACTACAAGAGGCAGGTTTATATAGAAAGTTGCCTTGAAGTAGCTAAGGCTTATGTAAAGGATGTATTTATTAGCCAGATTGTCCAAGAATTAGATAATCTTTGGGCGAAAAGAACCAGGCATGGGGCTAATAGACAGAAGTTTGGGCAACCGCAGGAACAATTATTGGGAAAGATAGTTAAAAAGTTTGTGCCACCTTCAGCACGTCCCGATAAAAACGCACCTCTTAAATTAGACCAGAAGTTTCAAGCTTATTGTAAAGCAATTACATGGAATGCTCAAAAAAGCATGGGTAGGAAAATCACAAAAGAAAAAAGTATCAGAACTGGTATGGCAAGTTTGTCGGACTTCGACTATCTTGGTGGTCAAGAGGAGTGATCCATGAAGAAGAAACCTAAAGCACCTTGGGAAGATTGGCAACGTGTTTGGGACAAGTTTCAAGAAACTATTAATCAAGCGGGATTCGATAATTCAATGGGTGACTATAATTATTTGATCGGTAGGTACATTTTCGAAAGAACTGACTATGACGAAGCAGAATTCATTAAGAATATCGCAAAATACGTTGAGAGAACAAATGAATAAAATTGAGTATGTCGTCGTATACGCTTACACGGTTCATCCAGGCAAGACTTGGGTTCCGCTTATTTTGAAAAATAAGCCAGAACATCTTGCGGGTATGCTCAATCTTCCTGGGGGCAAGGTTAATCCTGGTGAAGACCCTGTTGATGCTGCAATCAGAGAACTGAAAGAAGAGACAGGGTTGGAAGAAGTTCAAGAATACGACCCGATGGTTTATCTTCCATCCGAGTACATGGGAAGGATGGACACGCAGAATTCAATTATTCACTCAGTAAAAGTGCCAGTGGTATATCAAGAACTTAATCCAGGTCCAGATGAAACCGAGAAAGTGGCTTGGTATTCAATTCCAGAGATTTACGATTTACCGAATTTGATGCCTAACCTTAGAGTTACGATTCCTTTGATGGCAAAGCATATGAAGGGTTGGGTAATCCAAGATTTTGATAGCAATTGGCGGAAAAAAGCTTACCATAGTGTTACACTTTTTATGGAAGATTTTGGGCCATCTGGAAGACCATGTAATCCTTGGAATGTCCAGGTTAGGTCAGTTGGACATTATACTTGGGAGGAAGAGGAAGAATGAAATTTGATAATTTGATTTCTGACTATGTGTTCCCTTTAAGGGATGCATTAGAGACAATTATTGTTGGGCAGAAACACGTTATCAAGCGTGTTGTAATGGCGTTGTTCGCTGTAGGCCAAAGAGATTTCTTTGCTGACGGTACTAAGTTTCTCGGTACTGGACACGTTCTTTGTGAAGGGGGCACGGGCACTGGCAAGACAGTTCTGTGTAAGTCATTAGCTCGGTTGTTATCTGGTAATAACAAACGTGTTAGTGGAATGCCAGATTCTTTGGCTTCCGATATTACAGGTTGTGAAATCATTCTTTTGAATGGCAGTACGAAAATAATTCAAGGCCCACTTTTCTGCAATGTAATTTTGGCTGACGAAATTAATCGTTTCCCTCCAAAGGCTCAGACTGCCTTTATTGAAGCACTGGCAGAAGGCTCTGTCACCATTGGTAACGACACTTTCAGACTTGAACAACCTTTCTTCTGTCTTGCTACTCAAAACCCTACTGAGCAAAAGGGTACGAGCAGAATTCAAGAAGCCCTGGCTGACCGTTTCATGTTTAAGTTAATTATGAAAGAAACGACAGAGGAAGAGAAGGTAGAGATTGCCAGGAAGACACACAATTTTGACTTGTCTGCGTTGAAGCAGATTGTCAACAGTGAAATTGTTTGTGATATCAGAAGTCAATTGTTTGAAAAGACATATGTTAGTGATGCGACTCGTAGGTATTGTGCCAGATTACTGCACGCAATTAATCACCCAGAAGAGTTTGGCTTGTTCAAGGACGAGTTGAAGGTTTTGGGCACTGACCCATTGTTTAAACAGAAACCAGCTTTGAATGACCGTGCTATGTTGCACTTGGAGGGTGCAGCTATGATGGAAGCGGTTATGAATGGCCGCGACTATGTAACTCCATATGATGTAATTGCAGTGGCACCAGATGTTTTTAGAGTGCGATTGATCGTATTTGATTCCTCTTTACATCTTTTGACTTCGACGCATCCTGAAAAGTATCTCACTGAAACAAAGTTGATTGACCATTTGATTGGCGAAACTTTGAATAAGGTTGGGCTATGATTAAGTATGCTTGGAAGTATGATGATGGTTCTTATTATGCGTGGTCAGCAAGCTGGAATTTTCGCTGCAAGTCATTAGAAGCTGCGGAGTTAACAGATACTGTTGAAGAGTGGGCATCGTGTATAGCTGATGGCAAACCAGTTACGGTTGATGTATTTGCTGAGTGTAAATATCCTTGGGGTCCGACACGCAGAGAAATAACATGAAAGAGCATAAGTGGCAATTGTTAGTAACCACGGAAAATTATGATTATGGTGGTTTAGACTTTTACTATTGGTGTAAAGGCTGCGGTACTGTGAAGATGAAGCCTGGAAGAGTAGATAAACAAACAAAGTTTTATATTCCTCTTGGCGACAGTGTGATACCTAACAGCCAGGAGTGTTTTGAAAATGTATCTGATAATTAGCATGAAAGTGGTGCCTTTTAAAGATGTAGATGCAGATAAGATTAAGAAAATGGTTGAAGACCAAAATGTTAATTTGCCCTTTTTCAATCTTTTAGCACATAATGATCGACAGCCGCTTGGTAGAATTCATGAAGTCAAGGCCGAGTGTTATCCTAAAGAACCACTATAATGAAGAAAAATTTCCGTTCATTAGAACTTATAGCAAGGAAGCATCTGGATAATTTTTCATCTGGTATGCATGGGACTTTATTGAAAGACAGTCTCATCGAAGTAGATGTGGTGCGTGAGTATCAGCCTGGAGACAAACGCCTAGACTCAAAATCCAGTTTAAAGACTGGAAAAACTATGTCTAGGGTGTTTAATCCAGAGCGTTCTCTTAATCTTTTCATAATGTTGGATTTGAGTTCTTCTCAATACACCAAGCTAGAGTCTGCGGTCATTACAGCACTATACTTGTCCTATCTTGGTGATATTTGCAATGAGAAGATAGGGTTGTGTGTATTCTCAAATTATGTGACTTCAATTGTCGAGCTTTCGGACGATTATTCTTCTGTTGTGGGCACGATTGAGAAGTCTTTGAATTCTTTGAAAATGGATTCGGGCACAAGCGTTGACGACGCAATGCATAAAGTGTCAAATTTGTTTTTGACGAATTCTTTGATTGTGCTTATCTCTGATTTTTGTTATCCTCTGAATGATAAATTCCTGAATGACATTAAGAAAATCTCTCTTTTGCCAACGAATAACTTCATCAGCATAGTTTTGCACAATCCAGATGATTGGATGTTGTCGGTATCCGAGTCATTCAATATTACATTGAAAGATGCGGAGAGTGGTCGGGTTTCCAATTTCAATTTGAAGTCTGCGAAGTCTCATTTTGAAAAGTGGCAAACTGAATTAAAAAATAAGCTGGTACGCTGTAATAGTGATGTTGTTTTTATGGATGTTAAAGAGAAGAATTTTTTACTACCGCTAATAAAGCATTTGATGAGGACTTAAATGAACGCTCTTGTATTATTTACCCTGCTTTGTGCTGCACCTCCACAAGACCCAATTATCGACCCGCCGCCTAACCTTATTGACGTTCCACCTGTCAAAGTGGTGCCAAGGACTTCCTATAAGTTTGACGATTTCCACGTTTACGATGAATCGTTGAAACTACATGGCCTTCCATTGACTCATAAATTATTTGTACTACTGCCATCCGAAGAGGAAAAGAGACTGTTCTTAACATTTGGCAAAAAACTTCCCAACATGGTGGAATTTGCCACCGTTGCCATTGGACTTAACAAAGAATTGAAAGGCTATACGCTACTGTTTGAAGACAGAGCATCCACTTTCAAAGCTTTGAATGACTGTTTGAAAGAGGGTTATAAGGTATATCCAGTCGTCATTTATGATGATATTGAAATGGTTGTACCGAATGAAATATTGGTTACATTACAGCCAAGTGTGAGAAAAAGCGATTACTTGAAGCGTTTGGGCAGGGTTGCTGAAGGTACGTTTGAAATGCATGAGATAGAGCCGAAAGTTTTTTCTCTTACTGTCAAGGACTTAATCAATCCTTCTAATGTTTTGGTACTATCTAATTTGATTGCAAGGGATAGTTTCTGGGTCAGACACGCGATGCCTGCATTTATCCCTCTCAACGGTTATGTTTGGGCTAGAGCAAGTATTGAAACTCCATCATTTACTCATTTGGGTCAAGAGCGAGTCTTGAAAATTGATATTGATGTATTTGACCCAAAGGTAAAGGTTAAGTTAGATTTGCTGCCGCAAATGGGGCCAACATTTGCACCATTCCCTAACGCTGGTGATGATTGGATTGACATAAAACCAGCCGTTATCACGGAGACAAAGACCAGTGCGAAGCGTACTTTTAGTGTTGAATACCCATTCAGGTATTTGCAGCACGGCAATTTTGTGTTCCAGCCGATAGCCATACCATATGAGAAGAATGGTCGCATAATGCAGGCCAAAACAAATGCCTGTAGATTCGTCACCAAGAGTGTTATCATGGGCGCAGGTATAGACGATTTGCAACCAGAATCTTACTCTACTAATTTTTCACAAGTGCTTTTAAAACAACCAGTTAAGTCAACGAATGATTACTTAGATGACGTAAAGATGATAGTCCCAGCAGTGTTGGCGGGTACTGGTGCCATTCTGTTGTTGTTCTGGGCAGCTGGTCTGGTTCCAGTATTGGCGGGTATGCTTAGCAGTGATCCTAAAGAAGCAGTGTGGGACAATCTGGATGCGTGTTTGGACTTGGACTTTGATAATTGGGTTGCTGACTACAACTTGGTATCCTCTAGATTGAATAAAGTCTTGGTGCAGCATTTCAATATCTCACTTCATGCTCTGAGTCCAGAAATGTGTAATGATAATTTTGGCAAGTTGTTAGGGGAGTTAAACAAGCTGTATATGCAGCATGTAGAAGCTGACTCTGAGGTTTTGATCCATGCACTAACCAAATTCTGCTATGAGCGTAAATATGATTGAAAATCCTTATTTCTTGTCGCTTCTCTTAGTGTTCGTGGTGTACTTTTATTTTTGGAAGTCTAGGAAGTTTTATTTTCGCCATCCGTGCATGGAGAATTTGCCAACCTTCAACCCTAAATTTTGGTTGAGTTGGGAGTTCTTGATGCTCACAGGCATTCTCTTTCTTATAGCAGGTGCAGCTAATTTTGTTTGGAAGACTAAGGAAAGCTCTAAAGTTAATCTGGTACACAAGTACGTTTTGATTAATGATGGTAGCGGTTCGATGGTCAATAATAATATGCCAAATGGAATTGGTAAAGAATTAACTTCCCTGATGGCGGGCAATTCAAAGTTGTTCGATTTCCTTGGTAAAAGAAACGATGGCAGCAAGGATTTGATTGGTGCAGTGGTGTTCTCTAGCGATTCTTTTATAGTCTCATATTTATCAGATGAACCAGAATTCGTGCATAAGAAGCTAAAGAGGATCGACTATAGACTTCCACCTATGAACGAAGGCACTTATGTAGCTGCTGGTTTGTGGACTGGTTTAGAAATGGTATTGTCACATGACAAGAATATCAGTCAAGAGAGTTTGGATAACTTGCAGTTAAAGTTCTATGGGCAAGGACATAAGATTAAACATAACAATATTACAGAGTCTATAGTTGCTAATAAGGATAATTATGTAGGGGTATCATTGATATTGTTTACAGATGGCTTTTTTATGCCAGATGGCAATAAAAACATTATGTCCACCTATAAGATAATTAATTTCTGCAAAGAAATGGGTATCAGAGTTTATTTTATTTCTATATTTCAATTAGATTCTACTATTGTCAAATACTGTAAGGAAACGAATGGTAGGGGGGAGGTTATAGCTGACGGCTATAACCAGAAAAAATTGGAAGCCATTTATGAAGATATAGTAACTAGTCAAGCAAAAGAATATGTTATGAAGGAAGAGAACGTGGACAGGTCTTTGGGTACTATATTAGGCTCTATTGGTTTGGCATTTGTATTGTGTGGGCTTATTTTACATACAACTAAGCAGTTGAACTTTACAGAGGTATAACATGAAAAAGTTATTGTTTGGGTTGAGTCTAATTGCACTGGCATATGCTTCCCATTTGTATTTGGAACGCATACAATCTCAGTCCACAAAGACTGATATGGCAGCAGCAAAAGAGATTTATGATAATCAAAATGCATACAACAACATGACTCTGCTTATCAATAAAGCAGACTCCTTGGACCATATCGAAGTTATCGAATCGTTGATGCCTGATCTTAGCAAAGAAAATAGAGAAAAGCTTGTTCCATATATCTCATTGAAAAAAGCTTCATTATTGTTCAATCAGGGGGAGTATTACTTGAGAAGGGCGGCTGAGATTGAAGGTTCGGTTGTTGAACCTAAACAACCGCCTATGGAGCAAGATGATCCAGAAAATCAGGTTGAGCAGCTTCCATCGCCGCAGCAATATCACCCGTTGACGGTTGAAATGCTGAAGAAAGCAGTTGATTTTTATGAACGGGCCAGGAAGGAAGCGGACAAGCTAACAGAGAGTGCTGATGCCGATTTCAATTTCAGTTTGAATTACCTGAAAGGTGAAATTTACTATCGTTACTTGGAGTTGCTGGCAGACAATGACACCGCCCAAGAGTTGTTCAATCAGACGTTGAATTATTATAAGTTGGCTTTGAGATACAAGCCAGGTGATATTGACACAGTGGTTAATGTAGAGTTATTGATTAAGAATCAAAGCAGTTTACTGGCCAACTCAAATAACCCTCAAGCTAAGCGTAAACAAATGCTGAATGTACGCAAGCCAGGTTTGGGAAGCGGCAGAGGAAACTAACATGCAATTTGACAACCCAAGTTATCTATGGTTGCTTTTGGTTATTGTGCCAGTAGTCTTACTCTTTCTGAACTCAGTGAGGTTGTTCAGAAAGTTTGCAGGGGGTATGCCACAAGAATTCTTTACCTATAGCAGCTTCCCATCATGGACGCGGCGTGGTCTATGTCATGGTGTCTACATAGCATTGCTGACGTTCTTGATTCTAGGATTGGCTGAGCCTTATATCATGGTGAATGCCAAGGACAAAGAGTATAAGGACATAAGGCTCTTGTTTGTCTTGGATGTTTCAAGATCAATGGTTTACGCAGAGGATATTCCTCCAAATCGTTTGGCTGCAATGAAACAGCAGGTTAGAGATTTTTATTTGAAGTTAGATGGTGTGTATGAATGTGCAATTTTACCTTTTGCTGGTGATGCAAACCCATACTTTTGTCCTTTGACTAAAAGCAGAAGTTCGTTTGTAACCATGCTCGATGAGTTGGATTGGCGTTCGTCGCCGTCTTTGGGCACTGATTTGAATAAAGCAATGGAGTCAGTGCGTGATGTATATGTCAAGCAAGACAAGATTGATAAATCTGGATTCAATATTATTATACTGATATCTGATGGTGGCAAAGAAGAAGCTATAGCAACCAATAAGGTTAAACTATTAAAAGTTTCTAATGAGTTAGCGGGTAAGAACTTCAAAATTTATACAATTGGGGTGGGTGGAAAAGAACCATGTCCTTTGGTCCTTAGAGACTCAAAGGGCAGCTTCACTGGTTATGTGACTGATAATGGTCGCATTGCTACTTCACAGTTGGATGAAGAAATTTTGAGACAACTTGCGGAAATCGGTCACGGTAAATACTACAACCTAAATGCTTCTGCGGCACTAGCTTCGGACTTGAAAGAAATTGTTGCTGAGAACCAAGCGTTAGTGACCGAGCGGATTCGACCTGAAAAATTGCCTTTACAGGGATACTTATTTTCTGTTACAGTCTGCCTTCTCTTCGGCTGTCTGTTATTAAATAAAATATAAGTGAGGCAATAGATGGAAAAGTTAAATGACCAGGATCAGGCTATTCTCAATTCTTTGGTAGACCCAGATAAAACAGGCGTAGAACCAAAATATCCCTTCGATGAAGAGTTCCTAAGAATGGTTTTAGGAACTCTTCTTTGTAATCGGTACTTCATCTGCCAAGGTATCAATTTAATTCAACCTCAGTATTTTAGAAGTGAGATACATCAGGTTGTATGTAAAACTTTGTTTGCTTATTTTGAAGAATATAAGCAACAACCTAGTAAGATATTCCTTCGAGAGCTTATTGATGAATTCTTGAAAAAGAGATACCAGAATCAAGAAGATACCTATCGCGCAATCCGTTTAATTTATCAAACTGAGATTAATCTAATTTATGATTATTACATCAAGGGCGGCAATAGTAATATCATGTTGATGGTGGATTCTCCAGAAGCCATTCTGGATAAGATCACCAGTTTCGCCAAAACTCAAGCAATTAAAATTGCATTTGCTAAGTCTGTAGATTTGATTCGTAGGAATCCAGAGTCTGATGAGACTTTTGATAAGATAGACTTGCTGTATAAAGAAGCAAGGTTAGTGAATCGCAATATAGACATGGGTTTGAATTACTTTGAGACGTTGGAAGAACGATATATAAGAATTCAAGAAAATGTAGAAAAGGCAGAAACATTTACCAGTGGATTTAGAGCGATTGATAATGGATTGATGGGTGGTGGTTTGGTTCGTGGTGAAATGGGCGCATGGATGGGTGCGGCTGGTACGGGTAAATCCCTTGCTCTTACATGGGCATCCGCCTGCAATATAGAAAAGGGTAAAAAAGTCTTATACATTTCCACAGAAATGGACCCAGACCGTATTGCTACCCGTTTCGATGCACAACTAACGCACATTGGTCATCATCAACTTATTTTGAAAAAAGAGGAAGTGTGGCAAGCTTTAAGGAATACGGTCAGCGAATATGAGGATAAGAGAAGACTGATAATCAAGCAGTTCCCAAGCGGTAGTGCAGATATGAGTACGATTAAAGCGTACTATGCACAAATCACTTCTTTGGGTTTCAGACCAGACTTGGTTATATTTGATTATCCAGGTGATATGAAGGATAATTCAAATCTTGCTGGCTGGGATTCACGTTTCAGATTATTAAGAGAGATTCGTGGTTTTGGCGTAGAGGAAAAGCACTGTACACTTATTGCCGTGCATCCAAACAGAAGTATTTCTGATTTGGGTCTTGAAGAATTCATGGATGAAAAGAATCAGGGTGACTCCTTTAAACAATTCCAGATATTTGATGCATTCTGGACATTGAATCAAACACCAGCAGAAAAC